GTTCTTTTTCAGTCATGGGGTATTCTAGTGTAGAGTTGGGGCTAATGAAAAGGTTTATTTTGTTTTTCTTGGGGCGGGGGAAGCGTGAGAGCAATCGCTAAAGAAAGGGATCGGCTCTTGCTTGGCAAACTCCGCAGAATTCTTTTTGAACTGAGCTTTGTCCTTGTCCATTTGATCTTGGACTTCTTGTGAGCGAGTGGCGGGGTAAGGCTTGTTTGCTTTCATGTGAGAATTATACATTAAAAATTGATTTAAAAAAGCTTTTTCTGCTATTATTTACTTACCCAGCCGAACTTAAAAAAGTCAAAGTGACCATTGTCATCTCCATACTTCAGATATTCCTTGGCGATCTCTGAACCATACTTGTCTTCGATGTCTTTATACATACTGCCAGCAAAAACCTCATCCATGATCTGAAAGAACAAACTTTTGTTCATGCCTCCACCATCTTCGTTGGCGTAGTTAAAAGGCATTGCCTCCTCGCTAAAGGGTGAGTTGAGTGGGCGGGGGCGGAGATGGAAAACGGAGTTAGATGGAGTTGGTTTCTGCATAGGCATAGGATAAACTAAACAGCTAATATTTAAAAGCTTTTTCTTTATATTTTTTAACCCCCCCGATTAAAATAAAAACAACTTTATGCTTGACAGCGCAAAGTCGCGGGGGGAGTCAATTTTCAATTTCTCAATGGCCCCCACCCATTAATTAGGAACGTGGAAGGTGTAGGATAAAGTAAAAATAAAAAAACCAAAAAAAAAGTGTAACATAAGATATGACATATCGGAATATGCTTGTGGCTGTTGATGGTTCTGATCCTGTGATGGGGACGAGAGTATCTGTGGATTTTAGTACACAAAATGAAGAGAAAAAGCAATTAGCCGCGAATATAAACGCTGACGACCAATTGAGGTTTGTGGGGGATGTGGAATGTAAGATCTCTATTGATTTCTTGTTGAGAAGTGATGGGGGTAATTATGCGGGGTTAGATTTCTTATTTGATAGTTATCATAATACTGGCGCGAGTGAAATGATTTTAGACGTGGGAAACAATCAATATAGCGGTTGTTTTATTGATAGTTACAATTTGACGGTAAAACCGTTTGAACCCGTTGTGGGGAGTGTAAGTTTTACGAGTTTTAGCCCAAGCGCAACAGCTTTACAGGGAATATCATCCGTTACTGTAGATGGATTCATGGATACTCAAGATATTATCTATGGTCATGATTGCACGTTGCAAAATGCGGGTAATGTGGTATCTAGTAATTTAATAAATAATTTGACATATAATAAAAATTTCAGCAGGACGCCTGTTTATACATTAGGGTCTCAATATGCATCTGACCATTTAGTGGATGGAGTGGAAGTAAGTATGGACGTGGAATCTACAGGATTGAATTCTCTTATTGATTTTAGTGGGAATAAGCTGACGAATTTCTTTGGGGTGGCCCTGCAAGATTCTTCGGGCATTGGTTTAAATTATAATGGTGTTGATTTTGATTTATTGGTAAATGCTGGAGCGCATGTGGTCAGCGAGTCGTATTCTATACAAGGAGGAGACACTTTATCGACTAGAGCAACAATTAGAGAGATAATTCTGTAAAATAAGTGTATATATAAATACATATGGCCCGAAAACAAGCGGTGAAAGAGAAGGCTCCATTTGACTTAATGGCGGATTTTGAGAGATCAATTAAGTTTAATAAGAGGAAATTTAGATTCAGCCCCAAACAAAAGCGGTTTCTAGAGTTAGTATTGAGCGAAGATTCGAAAATAATCTTTGTATCTGGTCCTGCGGGAAGCTCAAAGACTTACATGTCCTTATATGGCATGTTGAAACTCATGGAGGAAGATTTCAGTAAGGATATTTTGTATGTCCGAAGTATTGCTGAGAGTGCGGATAGGGGATTGGGTAGTCTACCCGGAGATATTACAGAGAAGTTTGACCCATTTCTTGGTCCCCTCTATGATAAAATGGAAGAAATAGTCGCTCCCGGCGATGCAACCTTCTTAAAACAAAAAGGAAAGATATCTGCAGTCCCGATAAACTTCCTGAGGGGCGCTAGTTGGCAAAATAAGCTGGTTTTCGCTGATGAAGCGCAGAACTTTACTTTGAAAGAGTTAACTACTTTGATCACTCGTATAGGAGAAGACAGTAAAATTATCATAGGCGGCGACTTTTTCCAAAGTGATATCAACGGAAAGAGCGGTTTTAACCCAATGTTCAACAAATTCGATGATGATGAGTCGGAAGATATGGGAATTCATACATTCAGCTTCAATGAAAGCGATATTGTGCGTAGTAAAATACTGAAATTCATTATTAAAAAGCTAGAAAGCTAAAAATAGTGTAATAAATATACATTACTAATATAATAAATGAGATGAGTCACATGTTTTGTTCTGATTGTGGGGTTAAAATTGAATATAATTTTGCAAAACCTAATTTTTGTTCCAAATGCGGAGCAAATTTTGGTTCTGTAGGTCAATCTAACGCAAGAGTTGCTGAGCCAGCTCGAAAAAAGGTATCTGCAGTTTCTGATGATGAGACTGATGCTGAATTTGTCCCTGATATTCGGGGTTTAGATGTTGAAATTTATAATAATAAATCTTTGACTATTGGTTCTCTCGCAGGACAAAACACACCGCCAGACTTTAAGGGGAAGGGTTCATATGGCTTAGATGAATTTACTTCCAATCCTTAATGGACGAAAAGAAAAAATATGAAGACTTCCAAGATCTAATAGACTTAGCTGTAAAAAAGCAAAAATCTAGATGGCGCTTAGACGCAATTAAGTGGTTTGATTTTGAAGACGTAGAGCAGGTTGTAAAATCTCACATTGCCCAAAAGTGGCACATGTGGGATCAGACAAGACCTCTTGAGCCTTGGTTAAGTCGAGTCATAACCAATAGGATGTGGAATCTTATAAGGAATCATTATGGTTCTTATATAAAACCTTGTTCTACATGTATCCACGCTAGAGACGAGTTATGCGCCAAAACAAAGAGTGGTAATCAAGATGTTAGCTGTAAAGATTTTGCTAAATGGTCAAAAAAGAAAAAATATGGCTTAGAACTTAAAACAGCCGGGAGTTTGGATGAAACCGACTCAATTGGCAATGTTAAGTGTAATTCTCATTTTGATTATGAAGGCAACATAGAAAAGTTGAATCAGGAAATGCGAAACAGACTTAGCGAAAAACATTTTACTGCATATCATATGTTGTACTTTGAAGAATCTTCTGAGGAGGATATTGCTATTTTTATGGGATATAAGATCACAGACGCAACTCGCAAGACAGGATACCGTCAGGTTAAGAATCTAAAAAATAAATTTCAAGAAATGGCGATATCAATATTGAAACAAGAAGACCCGAAAAAATGAGATTAACAAAAGAACAGCAAAAATTTTTGGAGGAAAACGCTAAAGATATGTTAGACCTCAATGATCTGACACAAAAATGCTTTAAAGATGATAAATTAGATGGCCGCAACAAAGAGGGGAGGGCTGTAAGAAAGTTTTTGATTGAGAATGATATTGATTATAAAACAACAGCCAGAGCGCCAACAGATAAGATAGACTTAACAGATCAGCAAAAAGAATTCATATTGGATCAAGCGCAAGAAGGTTTGTCTTCCCTTGAGATAGCGAAGCTCATATTCCCTAAAAAACTTATAAAACCTCTAAGTAATGAGCAAAGAACGGTGCTTTCTTACATTCATGAGATAAACCCTGATTTTGTTCCATCGCAAGACTCTGGCGCGGTCAATGATTATTCATCGCCGAAAAGCCCGAGTAGGATCGTAAAGAAGATAAATGATGCTACAGGTATAGGTTTAGAAGAAAATAAACTAAACAGGCAAAAACAAATTTGTATAGAGAAACTTCGCATCAACTTGTCCAATAGCAGATTTTTAAAAATCATCAATAATTATTTAAATAAGCAAGACAGGGAGTTGTTCGAGCAAGAGTTTATCCGGTTAAGTTGGGATAAGCCCGATTTAACCGCTGACGAACTCAATCTATACTTAAACGTATGTAAAGAGGTTATTAACTTAGAGGTTGTTTCGGCGCATCTTAATAAACTTAATGATATGTTCGATGTCGCAGACGATCAAACTGAAATGACTGTCCGGTTAGCTGAGATCATCAAAGCTAAATCACAAGAATATCATCAATGTGAGACCCGTATTGAGAATTTGACGAAAAAACTTCAAGGCGACCGTGCGGAGCGCATGAAGAAGAATCAAAAAGACAACGCTTCGTTTTTAGCTATTGTTCATATGTTTCAAGAGGAGGAGGAACGAAAGAATATGGTTCGTATGGCAGAAATGCAGAAAAAATTAATTAAAGAAGAAGCTGAACGGATGGAGGGTATGGCGGAGTGGAAGGCTAGAATCTTAGGTATAAGCAAAGATGATGCAATTTGAATGTCAAGAGTGCGGGAAGACCTTTGAATCGCAGAGAGGGCTTCACATGCACATTAAAGCGCATAATATGCTCCTTGGTGAGTATTACGTCAAACATTACCCACGTTTTGACAAACTAACGGAGAAGCCTATAGAATTTAAAAACGCCAAGCAATATTTCTCTATGGACTTCAATAGTTCTGAAAATATGAGGCGTTGGTGTTTGCAAGCCCCAGAAGATGAAACAAAAAAATATGTATTGGAGAAATTTCAAAAACGACTAGAGAAAAAGAACCTAAGACACGGCCCATCTAGTTTATACCTCAAGACCGGGGATTGGCCAACGTTAGACATAATTAAGAAACTTTTCGGCAGTTACACGGCATTGTGTAATGCGTTAGGGGTTGAGCCAGCATATAATAAAAATTTGTGTGAGGAGTTTTTTGAAAATTGTAATAATGCGGAGATATGGATCGACACTAGGGAAAATAAACCTTTATCTTTCGAAAACTCTCTTATTCATAAATTAGATTTTGGTGATTATACTCTACCTCCACAAAACTATACATATACTCACGTTGAACGTAAATCTTTTAGTGACTTTGCAGCTACAGTGACAAATGGCTATGATAGGTTTTTGAGAGAGATAGAGCGGTGTAAGAGTTTGGGGTGTTATTTATTTATTGTTGTTGAGGCTGATTATAGGGATCTTTTTAAAATAAATCAGTCAGTTTATAAAAAATTTAATATGAAGTATGTTTTCAGTCGTCTTCGGGCTATTGAGGAACAATTTAGTGACTGCTGTCAATTTGTGTTCAGTGGATCTAGGAAAGACAGTGAAGAATTAATACCCAAGATCCTTCACTGTGGTAAAAAACTTTGGAAAGTTGATTTACAATATTTTTGGGAAAAAGAATTAGAAAAAAATGGCTTGGATAGACGGGAATCAGGAACTGTACAAGAGGTTCAAGGAAGTAAACCAAGAGGTTCTTTCAAAAGAAGGTTATATCGAAGAAGGAGAGGCTAAGCTCCTTCTATATAAATTTCTTAGGGATAATCCTTCATTTACCTGTGAGTTATTCACGGGTGTGAAGTTATTTCCCTTTCAGCATATGGCCATCAAATCTATGATGGAGACAGACTACTTTTTAGGAATCTGGAGTCGAGGCATGAGTAAATCATTCTCAACTGCTGTATTTGCTATCTTAGATGCTATTATGAATCAGGGAGTCCAGATAGGTATCATATCTAAGTCTTTTCGTCAAGCTAAGATGATTTTCAAAAAAATTGAAGATATTGCTAAAAGCCCTAAAGCAGAGTTTCTATCTCAATGCATAACTAGGACATCTAAAATGAATGATGAATGGGTTATGGAAATAGGCACTAGTAGTATCAGAGCGTTGCCTTTGGGTGATGGAGAAAAACTGCGAGGCTTCCGATTCCAGAGAATGATCATAGATGAGCTTCTCCTGATGCCTGAGAAGATTTTCAACGAGGTTATCATGCCATTCCTATCTGTCGTTGAGAATCCAACTGAGCGCCAAGAAACGTATGATATCGAGACGAAGATGATCGAAGAGGGGGAGATGGAGGAAAGCGAAAGGACTCGTTGGCCAAATAACAAAATTATTGGTTTATCTTCTGCGTCCTACAAATTTGAATACCTTTACAAACTTTATCAACAGTATGAGAGCTTAATTGTTAATGAGAATAAGCAAGACGGCGCTCATCGCGTTATTATGCATTTCAGTTATGATTGCGCCCCTGATCAGCTATATGATCAAAATTTAATTAACCAATCTAAATCAACCATGAGTCAGTCTCAGTTTGATCGAGAGTTTGGAGCTGTTTTTACAGATGACAGCTCTGGTTACTTCAAAGTTAGTAAAATGGCTTCCTGCACTATCCCAGATGGAGAAGGTCAATGTGTTGAGGTTATTGGGGACTCCTCCTCAAAATACATACTAGCGTTTGACCCCTCTTGGTCTGAGAGTGAAAGCTCAGATGATTTTGCTATACTTGTGATGAAAGTCCACCCAGATACTAGGAAAGGTACTGTAGTGCATAGCTATGCTGTTTCTGGGTCCAGCTTACAAACACACATAAGGTATATGGCGTATCTGTTAACTCACTTCAATATTGAGATGGTCGTAGGTGACTACAACGGAGGTGTCCAGTTTTTGAGTGCGTGTAAGGAAAGCGGCATATTTAAAAAAGAAAAATTAAAAATAGATACTGTAGAAGCTGAATTAGATAACCCGAAAGATTATCAGAAAGGGATTAGGCAGTTAAAGAACTCAATAGATAAATCTTCTAGAAAATATGTGTTCTTAAGGAAGCCTAGTTCTACATGGATTCGTTTCGCTAATGAGAGCTTGCAATCTGCATTCGATCATAAACGGATATTCTTCGCTGGGTCAGCTATGGATGAGAACTATAACTTGCAGAGAAAAGCTAATATACCTATTGAGAATTTAAAGTTCTTGAGAAATCAAGATGCGGAAGAAAAGAATAAAGGAGCTAAGATGATCGATTTTGTAGAGCATCAGAGAGATATGATGGACCTTATGAAAGTCCAATGTGCTTTAGTGCAGGTTACCACATCTCCACAAGGGACACAAAGTTTTGATCTCCCACCTAACTTAAGGAAGCAGCGGGGGGCCGATAAAGCCCGGAAAGATTCATATTCTGCCTTGGTTCTAGGTAACTGGGCTATGAACGTTTACTTCGATATGTTAGAGGATAATGGGTCTTCTGTTACAGAAACTTTCACCCCAATGTTTATTTCTTAACTTTTAAAAGTTAGAAAGTTACTTTTGGTGTAATATAATTATACAATGGCTAGGAAGTATACAAAAAAATCTGATTACTGGAAAAAATTCCAAAGCAACGATAGTTTGCAGCAATTATCTCAAGCCCGAAACACTGAAGAGTCTTACACTCCAGAGCTATTAGGTGAATCTTTTTACACCTCTGACGCTTCCTATAAAAAAGTGTCTAAAGCTAGGACTAACAGGGCGGGGACTACTAATTCCGCTAGAGTTAACTCTTCAGCTCTTAGGACAACTATAGATAGGTTTTCTAGTATACGTAAAGGGTTACTACCTTACGAGTACGCCGGGGATGGAGTGAATGTCCGGGAAGGTATTGAACTTTGTCAAAAAGCTTATGCTAATGTCGCTGTGTTTAGAAATGCGATAGATGTCATGTCTGAGTTCGCAAACACAGAGATTTACCTAGAGGGCGGCTCTAAAAAAAGCAGGGAGTTCTTCCAGCAGTTTTTCAAGCGCATTAACTTACAAAATTTAAAAGATCAGTATTTTCGTGAATACTACCGCAGTGGTAACATCTTTCTTTATAGGTTTGACGGAGAGTTTGAAGCTGAAGATTATGCCCGGTTAATGAATCAGGTTGGAGCTATCAACCCAACAGCAAACAAAATACCAGTAAAGTATGTTGTCCTTAACCCTTTCGATATCGTATCTAAAAGGGCTACGACATTCAATGTAGGAGCATATGAGAAAGTTCTTTCTGAGTATGAACTTTCTAGATTGCAAAACCCCTCTACAGAAGAAGATCAATTAGTTTATGATGCTTTAGATCCTGAAATGAAGAAGCTTGTGAAAGATGGTTCTTATTATACGGATGGTATTAAAGTCGAGTTAGATCCTAAGCGTCTGAGCTTTTCATTCTACAAGAAACAAGATTATGAGCCGTTTGCTATACCATTTGGTTATCCGGTCTTAGAAGACATCAACGCTAAGCTTGAGCTTAAGAAGATGGACCAAGCAATTACTCGCACCGTGGAGAATGTTATACTTCTTATCACTATGGGTGCTGAACCTGATAAAGGAGGCGTTAATGCTAATAACATCAACGCTATGCAACATTTATTTAAAAATGAGAGTGTTGGCCGGGTCTTAGTTTCTGACCACACGACAAAAGCTGATTTTGTTATCCCTGATCTTAATAAAGTTCTAGGGCCAGCTAAATATCAAATACTCAATGAGGACATCAAGCAAGGTCTTCAGAATATTGTTGTCGGGGATGAAAAATATAATTCTACTCAAGTTAAAGCTCAAATATTCATTGACCGCCTCAAAGAGGCTAGGAGTTGCTTCTTGAATGATTTCCTACAGAGAGAAATAAAAAGAATTGCTAATAGTTTAGGTTTTAAATCATATCCGACCGCAACCATGAAGGATATTGATATGAGAGATGAGACGCAGCTTATGCGTGTATCTACTCGCCTTATGGAGCTTGGAATTCTTACACCTCAACAGGGTATGCAGATGTTCCACAATGGTCGGTTCCCAAATGCCGAAGATATAGCTCCTGCACAAAGCAAGTTTATCGAACAGCGTAAAGAAGGCTTCTATAACCCTATCGTTGGAGGTGTTCCAATGATAGAAGACGAAGTCTCTGAAAAGTCTCAAACTCCTGAAGCTGCGGGTAGACCTCATGGTACTACAACAGTAGAGAAAGATAAAGTGTCTAATGCTGAATATTCCAGAAGCGATATCCAAAATACTATTTACTCTATAGAAGCTTTTAATTCTTTGGCTACAGACAGTGCTAAAGAAAAATTTGGAGAAACTTTAAATGAGCAACAAGAGGAGATGGTAGCGAAACTTTGCGAGTCGATTATATGCTCCACAGACAAGCAAAATTGGAACCAAACCTTAGAAGCTTGTATAGAAAATTTCGAACTTATCGAAGAATTAAATGTAATGAATGAAGTTTTAAGTGTAGCTAATAAGCATAACCTAGAAGTTTATCCATCAGCAATATTATATCACAGTCATGAAAATTGATCCAGAACAAATTGAAGTACCCCTTGAGAAAACTGTTAGTTTTAAAAATGGGGAAGCTGAAGTCTCAATCGCTAGTAAGTATAAAGGCTCAGAAGCGGGTTTATATAAATCTTATATGAGCATGTGTGCATCAGACGACAAAGCCCTTACCGATACCGAAGGTATGGATAAAAACTCCACCTACGCCGCTTGTGCTGTAAAATACGACAAAATGCGAGCTATGATGACGGAAGAAGGCAAAGGAGAATTAACTGATAAACAGAAAAAACTTCCACCCGCTATCCAGAAAGCTATTTTAGAAAAAATGAAAAAAGATGGCAAACTTAGCAAAGAAGAGTCTGAAGCGGCTATTAAAAAGCTCTTATCAAAAGATGATGAAAAAGAGTCTGATCCAAAGGGTGAAAAAATTGATGTCAAGGAAGGATAAAATGCCTTATAAGTATACAACCTCTTTTGAATCTGAAATCTTCGCTCATCAAATTAATGATGAGTTTATCTCTGAGGCTTCGCTAAGCGAACTCTCTTCCCTTGTCCCAAAAGACATAGACTTTGAAAAAAACGTTGATTTACTAGGTGTTTCCTTTAACGCTGCAGTTGTTAATGTTTTTAATAGGAATGGTGATGGTATTGATTCTAGCACAGCCTTAAAATACAACGATCAATTTATCCATAAGCCCACCAACATAGAGCATAACAAAGATAAGATTGTCGGGCATATTGTGACTGCTGGATTTAGTGAGTATGGATCTAATAAAATATTATCTAATGATAAAATAGAAAATAAAAAAGATCCTTTTAATATAGCTTTAGGAGCTGTTGTTTATCGTTCAGCTAATAAATCTTTTGCGGAGCTTATAGAAAAATCTACTGACCCCGAAGATGAATCATACTACAAAAAAATATCTGCGAGCTGGGAAGTTGGATTCTCCAGTTATGTATTAGCTGTCGGCAGCGATAAACTGAGTGAAGCTACTATAGTTGAAGATCCGAGAGAAATAAAAAAATTGAATGGATGCTTGAAAGCATATGGAGGGTCTGGAAAAACTGAAAAAGGCGAACCTGTATACCGATTAATCACTGGTAAGATATATCCTTTGGGTATTGGTTTCACTTCTAATCCCGCTGCTGATGTAAAAGGTATATATAAAGATCAAGAGGAAAACGCCGAATCTATCAAAGATGACAGCGAAGATAAAATTTCACAAAAAATTAAAAAAACTGTAACAAAAGAAAAGAATATAGCTATGGAAAACATTGTTAATGAACTAAAGGAGCTTCTCGTCGAGAAAAAAATCGGTGAAGAGGCTGTAGCTTCTATGACTCAGTCTTTTTCTGAAGCGATTCGTCAAAAGAACGAAGAGTTTTTGAAAGAAAAAGAAGCTCTTCTGAGCGAGCAAGAGGCAGCCAAGAAAGAATACGAAGATCTTAAAGCTTCTGTCGCTGAGCTTGAAAGCAAACTGGCAGAATCTAATGATCGCATCAACGGATTCGAAAATGAGAAAAAAGCTGAAGAAGCTGTAGCTCGTTTCAACACTCGTATGGACGAACTTGATTCTAAGTTCGACCTTGCTGATGAAGATCGTGAATTTCTTGCTAAAGAGGTCAAGTCTATCGAAGAGACCGAGGAAGCATTCGCTTCTTTCTCTGATAAGCTTGAAGTCCTCTGGAAGCATAAGAGTAAGGAAAATAAAGAAGCTTTTGAAGCTGAAATCCAAGCTCGTATTGATGAAGAGGTTGCCAAGAGGGTCGCTAAAGCTTCGGAAGAAGTTGATGTCGAAGAAGCTCTTGACAATGCTAAGCAGGTCGATGCTGACCTTTCTAACAATAATGAGGCTATCGCTTCGAAAGAAGAAAACCTCGTTGATAAATTTAAAAAAGCGTTCTCTCGTGAGAACATCGAAATATCTTAACTTAAACAAAATATAATACTATGGGACTTAAAATTCTTCCTTTTAGACAATATGACGACCAAGATGTCGTTAATCTCTATCGTGTTGCCGATGGAATGGTACTCGATAGCACAACCGACGCAGGTTCTGGCGATGCTGGAACTTTTGTGAAGGTTTCTGCTGGTGACTTCTCTGCTGACCCTGTTGCTTATGCTACAGACAGCTATTTAGGTAAAACTGACTACCCTCATGTTGGGCGTAATCAATACCCTAAAGTAAGTCTGCAGGTCGAACCTGCTGGTGCTGGAGATATTCCTCTCGGAATCACTCTTCTTCAAACCGCTAAAAATGACGAGAACGGAGAGAAACTTCTCTACAATCCTCAAAAAGCCGCTGAGCTTCAGTCTGCTCTCCCCGGAGAAGCTATCCCTGTCGCTACTAAAGGTATCTTTACTGTAGCTAGCTCTGCTTTCCAAGGTGATCTTGGTGGCGATCTTGCTATTGGTAGCGGTATTAAAGCTTCTACTGGTGGAACTGTTACTGGATGCGCTCCAACTGATAGCGCATGTTTCGGAACGATTCTTGGAACTGGAACCCGTGATCAAGCTAATTCTAATGGAATTACCGATCAGTTTTCTGGTGAGTATCTCGTCTTCAAATTCAAATAATATAGAAAGAATCTAGAAAATGAAAATCACTTTAAAAAGAACTCCAGAACAAATCGAGCTTGTGAAAGCTATGGCTTCTCGTAATCGCACTGTCGCTTACGAAGCTCAAGTAGCTCTCGCTGAGTTTATTGGACCTGTGCTTGCAGAGGTTATCAATAACGCTCCTACCATTTCGAATCTCTTCACGACTCTTCAGTTCAACGCTGACGACAATCCTTCGATCCCTCTTGATCTCTATTATGACATCAATGACGAAGATTACGTGAAGGTTTACAGTCAGTCTCACGCTGGTGGACTTCCAACTAACCAAGTGCTTCCTACTGCATCAGAGATGAAGGTCGCCACTTACAGCTTGGATACCGCAGTCAGCTTTGATCGTCGTTACGCCGCTAAGTCCCGCATGGATGTTGTCTCTAAGACCTTCTCCCGTGCAGCTCAAGAGATTCTTGCTAAGCAGGAAACTACTTCTGCTACATTGGTAATGGGATCTCTTGCTGATGCTTCTACCGCTGGAACTGGACACGTTCGTGCTAACAGCAGCACTAACAGCTTCGTTCTTGACGACATCAACAAAATGATGACTCTCGCTAAGCGTATCAACACTTCTTTCCTTGGCGGTACTCCTGCCTCTGGACAAGGTCGTGGCATTACTGATCTCATTGTTTCTCCTGAAACTGTTGAGAAGCTTCGCGCAATGGCTTACAATCCAATCAATACCAGCGCAGCGCCTATCGCTTCTGCTGTTAAAGATGGACACACTGCTCCTGACGAAATGCGTATGAGCATTTACAACAGTGCAGGTCTCCCTGAGTTCTACGGTATCTCCATCGTTGAGATCCTTGAGCTTGGTGCTGGCAAGCGTTTCACCAAACTTTTCTCTGGTACTCATGACAGTGTTGCTTTCAACACTGCCACTGATGACCTTGTTATTGGTTTGGATCGCTCTCGTGAGTCTCTGATTCGCGCTGTAGCAGTTGACGAAGACTCTGGTGGAGAATTCAACCTGATCGCTGACGATCAGTATAGCATTCGCCAACAGAAGATCGGTTACTTTGGCTCTATCGAAGAGGGCCGCATGGTTCTTGATAACCGTGCATTAACCGCTACTATCATCGACGCTGCTTAATATAGCAAAACTTGATTTGAGAGTCGCCCTTCGGGGCGGCTCTCTTTTTTTTGTTTATTTATCTGCATTAAGTGTATAATACTGTATGGACAATTTTGAAAACGTATCATATGGCAATGGCGAGAATAATTATTTTGGCGCTGATACCACGGAAGAACTAAAAGCTAAACTAGCTTCTTGTGATCGATCTGAGATTAGAGGTTTGGCAGGTAAAGTAGGTTTAAACCCTAACCAAAAGATTACAGTGGTTAAAGACATGATTTTGAAATCATTTCGCGAATATAAATCTCGTAACTCTCCAATTCCAGCCCCTACCCCAATGTTCTCTAACGCCTCTGAAGAAATTAAAGATATGATCCAAGCTGTCAGTAAAATCTCTCAAGACGAAAAAGAAAAAAAGAAGTGGGGCGAAAAGAAAAATAAATAGTGTAATATAAAGCATGAGTGTAATTAGTGATTTAGCCTCCGACATCTTTACGGACGAATTTGATAGCGATACAGGTATTGCTACTTCAGGTTCTATTCAGGCTTGGCTTGAGAATAATTTGGGAGAATTAAATAATTTAATTTATCAAGATTTCAGTGGTACTGGGGCGGCTCTTGACACTGAAGCTCAATCTATTCACAAAGAGCTTTATTTATATCATTATTACAATAAGCAAACACGAAATGCGCTTAGGGGAATAACTTCAGCCACTAACGACGATAAGATATTATCTTTAAAGGACGGAGAATCGTCTGTGACGTTCGTTAACCGTAATGAGGTGGCTAAGGTCTACAGGGGGCTTGCAAACGATTCTAAGGCTAATCTAGACGGATTAGTAGCTAAGTACAATATTTACGAAGCTTCACCTCAGCAGGTTGGAGGCATAGATGCTGTTATCCTAACTGGAGAAAGTTAGTAATTAACACTTGATATACATAAAAAAAAGGGCGGTAGTGATACCGCCCTTTTTAGTTGTTAAGGTTTTGTTAGGGTTATTAGGAGAATTCTCCGTTTACATTAGCTCCACTGACGAACACTCCATTAGCTGTATCGTTTGGACCTCCGATAGAAGTCACAAATGTCAGGTCTACCGACTTATTGGAGCCGATAGATGAAGAGAAGGATTCGCTAGTGATTTGGCATCCCTTCAAGATGTATATCATAGCGTCACCACCATCTTCAGCTTTAAGAGTTAATCTTAAAGTCTTCGAAGTTTCATCGTCAACAATAGTAGTTAAAGCGTTTGCTTGAGTTTCATTGACAATAGCATTAACTGATAAAGTAGCTTGGATTGGGAAATCAACAGCCCTAGCATAGGCGTATTTTGTCCCTAATCGCTCCAGAGAAGATCTAGAGAGGGGGATAGATAAAGATGCGCTTTGTATATGAGCTGAATCGTTATCTGGGCTAGCAATATCTACAAGAACCTGACCTGTAGCGTCAGAAATATCAACTGTGATATCTCCGGGGCGTAAAGCTATTTCTGAAGTATCTCCACTGCTGGCGTTTGGTAATAGCACTTTACTAGTCAAAGCGGTTCCGTTAGATTGGTTAACTGCTGGGTTAATTATATCATCACCCGCATTACTATTAATATTAGACGCTTCGAAAGAAACGGAAGCTGTAGGTAAAGACCCCACAGAAAGATCTAAGCTGTAATCTGAAAGATAAGCGTTTCCGATTCCGATAGCATCGTTAGTAGCTCCCGAAACAGTTACACCAGTAGCGTCACCCCCTTCGGGAACAGTTGTGATGAAAAGGTTTTGACCTGAACCGTCGTTCATGTGACCTGAAATGAAAGATCCTGAAGTCGTCGATGCGGTAGATTTCGTAACGAAAAACCCTAAAGCTCTTTCGTTAAAGCCGTCTGTTACAAGATACGATGTATCTGCTGATACAGTAGGAGCTTCAAGCACCATACTTCCGACTTTTCCAAGCATACCAAACTGGTTGACATCTTGCCTAGAAATATTAAAGCTATAGTTAGCTGATTGAACGCGCTCCAACTGTTTGTGGTCGCCTGATCCTGTTGCAGTAGCGTCTTTACTGACGTAAAGGGCTTCTGATTGATAAATTACTCTGTTTCTGGACATAATAGGTTGATTTTATATTGTTTACATTTATTTTTGAATAATGTGAAATTAAGAAAACCTGAACCTATGGATCTTGATGTCGAAATCTATAAATCCGACATAGAGATCATTGGCTAAAGACTTTCTTGCTTTATCTGTCAATTTTGAAGTAGTCACATTATCTACTAAAAAAGGTTTATTGTTGCTATACTCATTTGATAGCGTTGAATACGAATACGAACCATTCTTTAAATCGCCGTATTCATCCATAGGATGCCCACTCATAGGAATGGGATAAAAAACTTCATTGTGTGAGTCCCCAAATATAGATAAGATACCATCTAATTTGTAAGGGTCATCTGAAAGGGCTACAGCATTAGCGCGAACGGTAGTTTGCTCTTCGCCGCCAAAAGCTAAAGGGTTATTTTGCATTGTAGCTGTAGACAAGAAAACAGCTGGAACTACTTGATCATAAGGGTCTATACCAGAATCGTTATATGTTGGGATTCTAGAATTTAACTCAAATTTCTTCTCTACGATAAGGTCGTCTTCAGTTTCGTTAGTGAAATAGATATTGAAATCTTTTACCGCGAACGTTCCTGTAATTGTTGAGCTTGATGTATAATTGCTTCCTGTTTCCACTATGCGCCCATTATCATAATCAACATAATGAGAATTGCCAGCTATCCCTGTGGGTAGCGTAGCTCCAGCAATCGAAGAGTCGCTTACGAATTGTTTGTATGGGCTAGAGAAAGGGACGTAAGAATCCTGAAGGAAATCATCTGGGGTATGGTAAAACTGTCCAGTTTGGTTGGAGTAAGCGTCCCCCTTTTTTAACAAAAAGTTATCAAACCAAAGCATGAATGAATTGGTCAATGTATGTATGAATTGTTCTTTCATTTTATATTATTGAATTCTTTTTTGTATTTTTTAATTAGTGCAGAAATATAACTGGTATTTTGGAACTTGCCCGATCTTACTTTGTTTCTGGATTGGATAGCTTTTCCAGATCGTCCATCATTCTTCCTAAGTAAGTAGCCAAGCCCTGATATACCCGTTTCTATTCCTTGCGCCCAACTTCTTCCTGTAGCCCAAGGCATTGGAGTCATTTTAAAAATGTCTGCAGCTTCGGGTATGTTTATATAATAGTTTACCCCAATTTTAACCTCTCCTACATAATTATAATCTAAATTCTGCAAAATATCTAAAATAGGTGTAATCGGATCATCTGAAGAGTCGAACCCTATAAATGAGAAAAGGTTAGAAATACCACCCAAAGTATTGCTGATATTGCTCCCTGACGGCCCCATAGATAATTCTATAGTCACTGGGTGAGATAGAAACTCTTTAATCATTTGGTCTTTAATCCTTAAGAAATCTTTTTTGAATTGTTTCTCGAAAGGTCTTCTTAATTGTTTTGGGGCTTGTTTTTCTAAAGCAAGCTGAACATCTCTAGGTAGAATAGCCATTACTCATCTATTGGTGTAAGTAAGAAAGTGTAAAAAATGTTAGTGGTCAGACCTGAAGGAGATCCATCGCTTTTAATCGCGAATCTAATCCCATCCAATTCTATCCTTCTAGCCTCTTTGATATAATTATAAGCATCAGCTTTAACAATCATTTTAACCGAACCATCAGGCAGGACGATTTTATTCTGAGTCCCTTGCTGGTTAGCTCCGTTATCAAGATACTCTTCATCCATATCAATATAATAGATTCTGGCCGCGAAAGACTGGGATTCTGTGGTATATTCTACGCTTGATTTTGAACCTGTATTGGTTCTACCATAAATATTATTATACTTTGAGTTCGTGGAAACCACCGTCCTCTTAGAATTCTTGAAAACAGTTATAGTTTGAGCAAAAGTTTCATGAAGGGTATCGTACATTGAGTTGATACTCGATTCCATGTTTGTAGATAAAAAGCCAGCCATGTAGATATTTACACTTTTTTTTTTATAATAACTTGGATAAAGGATGAATGCTAAAAAAAATTTAAATCAAAAGTCTGGTGATGAGGTCTCCTCGCTATTCAAAATGATGCTAATCATGGTGGAAGACATGAAAAAAGACCATGATTTTCATTACGCCAAGCTCTACGAGGGTATACCTAAGGAATACCACCCAGTTATAAAGGCTGCAGATCATTTTACCCCAGATAAAGTATCTTGGATCAGAAAGAGGATTTTAGATTTTGGCAATGAAAGTTTAAGAAATGTCAAGAATGAAATAGAAAATTACAGAGTTGAATTTATATTTAAGTAGGCATATGGATTTAAAATTATTATATCAGTTCACTGTAGATGAGGTTCGTGAAGTGGAAAAAGAGACTTCCCGCAAGAACAAAAAAACAGGTGAGACTACTATCGTAAAAAAGAAGGTTAAGGAAAAAACCCCAATCGAAGTAAAAATTAAGAAACCTTCTCGTCGCGAACTTGAAGATGGCGAGCTTCAATACACAATCGAAATGAGTAAGTGTGTCAAACAAGGCATTCTAACAAAAGCTATGCTCGCTAAGAAGTATGATGATACAGGAGGAGCTTTTACTGAGGAAGGGCAAAAGGAATATGGAAAGCTCTACAAGCAGATCTTAGAATATCAAAATGAATATGTCAGACTTGATTCGGCTACTAAACTAACAAAAGATCAGAAAGATAGACTAGAAGAAGTCAAAGAAAGAATCGCTGAAGTAAAAAGACAGTTAGTTGAGGTAGAAACGAATCTACAAGGTCTATTTGAACACACTGCAGACGTAAGAGCGCAAAACAAACTGCTTCTCTGGTACGCTTTGAATCTAACTTATATCCAAAAGGAGGAGGATGAAGATCCTGTTTCTTATTTTGAAGGTTTAGATTACGAAGCGAAACTTGAGGATTATTATGATAAAGAGGAGGAAAACTCTGAGGTTTATCAAAAGATAATCAAACAAGTCTCAACCACATTAGCTTTCTGGTTCTACAACCAAGCTTCATCTCAAAAAGAGTTTGAAGAGTTGATGGAACAGGTAGAAAAAGGTGAGCTATAGTGACGAGTTCTATATTTCTCTAATAGGAGAAGTTTTTGACGGATACAGCGTCTCGACCTTCAAAGGTCGGGACGTATTCGTTAAACACATAAACTTAAGAGATCAGAAGTATCTCAATGCGTACTATGAACGCTACAAAGACCTAGCTATTTCTAAAGGAATAGATTGTGAAGAAGAGAGGTCTGCTTATGTGAAGGATGAGGGTTTATGGGAAGAATCCGATGATATCAAAATTGTTTCATTGGAAAATGAGACTAACAATTTACAAAAGACAAAAAAATCTTTATTCCTGCCCTCTAAAAGAGAAGCTCTGCAGAAAACCATTAATGAAAAGCTGCTAGAGTTATACAAATTAAAGAATCAAAAAGCTGAAGTTGTAGGTTTAACTGCTGAAGCCTACGCTAATCGACGATCTGCGGATGAAATGTTAAGGTTTTGTTTCTTTAAGGATCTTGAATTTGAAGAAAACCTACATACTGAAGATGAGTTTGGGGAATTAGAATCTGATGAAATAGCAGAATTGAATATCAGACTGGGGGCTGTGACAGATAAAATGTCAGAAGAGAATATTAAATATGCGGTTTTAAAACCGTTTTTTAGTATGTATCTGGCTAATTGTGAAAACCCTAGAGATTTTTATGGTAAAGCTATAATAGATTTATCTGTGTATCAAATGAAAACAGTAATGTATGGCAGGGTCTTCCATAGCATTTTCCAATATACTGATGATGTTCCTGATAATATAAAAGAAGATCCAGATAAGTTGATGGCTTTCTCAGAGAATCAAAGGAATAAAGACTCAAATAACGGCGGGATTAAAGAAGATGCAGACGCTTCGGCTGTATTTGGAGCCACAAAAGAAGATATGAAAATGGTTGCTCAAGATTCTAATTCTACATCGTTATCAGAAGCTACTAAAGAAGCTGGTGGCAAACTAGATATGAAACAAATGATGAGATTAGCAGGTCATGATGTGTAATATTAGTGTATATACTCATAAAGGAGTAAGATCATGCCAATTAAAGTCCCAGTCGTACAAACAGGTTTAGAAAAAAGTATTCAACAAGCTGCCCAGAAAGCTGGGAAAAGTCTCAAGATTAATATGGGGCCGGGAGCTAAGAGTATTGAATCTCTATCTCAACCTTTGGGTAGGCTCACTGGTAAGGCAGACGATTTCACTAAATCGATGGCAGCTGCTAACGCTCGTGTGTTAGCTTTTGGCGCTTCTGTAGGCACTATAGCTGCCGTGACGAGAGGGATGAAAGAGTTGGTGACTACGACTATCGAAGTCGAGAAGAGCTTAGCTAATATAAATTCTATACTTAAACAGAGTGAATCTCAATTAAACTCATTTAAAAATAATATATTTGATATAGCGCGAAATACAGAACAATCATTCGCTAATGTTGCCGAAGCCGCTCTGGAGTTATCTCGCCAAGGTCTTAAAGCTGAACAGGTTACCAAAAGATTAAATGATGCTCTAATTTTATCTCGTATTTCTGGAATGAACGCTGCTGATTCTGTATCTGGATTAACAGCCGCGATAAACTCTTTTAAAAGCGCAGGATTAACTAGTGCTGAAGTGCTTAACAAAATCTCTGCTGCAGCCGCAAGCGCTGCTGTATCGGATAGAGACCTAATCGAAGGTATTAAGCGTTCTGGAGCGGTAGCCGTTTCTACAGGTGTGCAATTCGACGAATTAGTTGGTATTATATCTGCCTTACAAGAAAAAACCGCAAGGGGTGGAGCTGTTATCGGCAACTCCTTAAAAACGATTTTCGTTAGAATTCAAGATATTGAAAAATTAAGATCTTTAAGAGATTTGGGGGTTCAAGTTACGGATTTAGAAGGTAGGGTTTTATCATCGAATAAAGTCATAGAAAATTTAGCTCCTGCATTTGCAAAACTGGATCAAGCGTCTAGAGTGAATTTAGCTGATAATCTTGTTGGTAAATTTCAAATCGCTCCGTTCTTAGCTTTACTTGAAGATTACAATCAAAAGATCTCTAGAAGTAATGAGGTAGCGAGTACATCTTTCAGCGCGACTAATGAAGCTTACATGAGGAACGAAGCTCTTAATAAGACTTTATCTTCAGCTATAAATACCGCGACGTTGAATCTTAAAGAGTTAGCTAACACTCTAGGTGAAATTGGGGTTACAGATAATTTAAGGAGTATTATAGGGTTCTTCAATAGTATTGTAAGTAATATACAAGGCGTTTTAGATGGTGAAGGTCTTGGGTCAGACCTAGCAAAAGGATTAATAAAAGGTATTTCTAATATAATTTCTGGCCCCGGATTAGCTTTAGCTTTAGCTGTAGTTGGAAAGCTGCTAATAGATTTTGGAAAATTTGGAGCTAAATCTTTAAGTGTATTTTTTGGCCTTAATAAAGCTGCAGAAAGGCAAGCTAAATTGCAAGGTCAAATAGCTTCTTCTTTAATCAATGATAAGACTATAAGACAAAAGATATTAGATATCGAAAGATTAAGTATTTCTGCCGAGGAAAAAAAAGTTTTACAAACTCAATTCTTTACCACAGCTCTTAATGAGCAATTAGCTGTGATGACTAAGATGCAAGGTATCGCCGCGACTATCGCTCCCAGAGTTATGACGAGCGTGCCTTCGTTTATGACTTCGAAGAAACCATTTGGAGGAAAAAAAGCTGCTGATGGCTTTTTACCTGTTGGGGCAGAGAAGTCTGATATATCTCGTGGAGTGGGTGGCGCACCTGCTTCTGCCAAACCTGTAGTTATCCCTAATTTTGCTTTTGGTGGGGGCAAGAGGGGAACTATGGTAGCTAATAGCAGCGAATATATTGTTCCTAATTATGCTAACGGTGGAGATGCTATATTTAATCAAAACATGGCTTCTTCAATGGGTCTTCCTGCAAATGCTAAAAGAGTTAGAGCTGCTTCAGGTTATATTCCTAATTTTGCAAAAATCAGTAACTTGTCAGCGACAGGGAATTTAAGGGATGATATTAGAATCTTACAAAATACAAACGCTAAAGGTCAGTTCCAAAAAAGTTTTGGTTCTTTGACGGCTGTTCAAGCTAATCAAGTGCTAAGTAAAGCTAGGAATCGTAGGACAAGAAAACCTCAAGCAGGTGCAAATACATCTATTGTGAGTGTACCAGCTAGTAGGTATGGAGTGGCTTCGGTCTTCCCAGCTAAGAAAACAGACAATTCCAGTACTAATCCATCACAATTGAATTCTCCTTTGGCGAAAGCGGCAGCGTCTCAGGGGATTAAAAATATAAAATTTCAAGGAATACAGATCGGGTCAATACACAATGTCAAACAAGATTTAAAAAAGAAAAAAAATCAATTCAAGAATAAGTTAGCTAAACTTTTCGCAAATCCTGTAGCTCAATTAGGTTCAAATTTAATTGGTTCACCTTTCCAGAAAAATGATGCACAAGACTTAAAGAAAGCGGTAAAAGAAGTCCAACGTGGAGGTGGAGGGGTAGACCTTTTTAGTTCGTCAGTTGAAGGTGGTATTTTTGAATCCGCTATTAGGCTCATAACTAATAAAGCTAAAGGTATTAGGGCATTTAAAAATGAAAAGGATGATCAGAGACCTTTTGATTTTGAAGAAGGCGAAGGTAAACCTAACCAAGCTTTTAAGAAAACTTTTGGTTTCAATGATGGACTTCTAATGGCTGATGGTAAGAGGACTGCTTCAGCAGAAGCGGTTAGGACAGTTATATCAAAAGCTTTTAATAGTAAAAACCAGAGAGCATTCCTCATTAGACAAATAAGGAAGACAAACCCAAGTTTTGATCCAAACCTTATCGTTAAAAAGGCTGCGACAGGATACATACCTAACTTCGCGGGTGGGGCTTTAGAAGAAGCTGTCGGCAGAGAGAAGGCTGCTGGTTTGCCTGTTAGTCAAATTAGAATTAATCAAAGCGGTAAGCTCCGTAATTCGCAAAATCCAATGGGTCTCGCTGTAACGAATACCCGTGATGAGCCTACTGGGGCTATCCCTGCGGCTAGAGGATTTGTACCTAATTTTGTCAGTGGAGCGGGTATACAACAGACAAACTTTAAAGCGTTTGCGGATTCAGCTAAAAAAGCTACAGATGCGAATAATAAAAATGCAAGATCTACGGATGGTCTTACAGCTAAGTTTTTTGCTGTGCAAATGGGTTTAAGTTTATTCGGATCTAGCGTAAAAGAAGCGTCTAAAGATTCAACAGGATTAGAAAAGACCTTGTCAGATCTATCTCGAAGTGCGATGAATGCTATAATGGTTTTCATGACTATGCAAGCTTTTAATATGCCTTTGGGGGGGCTGGGATCTAAAGCTGCAGCAGCCACTAGAGCTACAAGTGTAACGGCGAGTGTTGGTGGTTTTGCCGCTGGAAAAGGAAACATGTTATCCAAAGGCGTTTCTAAATTAGGGCCATTATCGAGTGGTTTGGCTAAATTAGCTCCAACTATCGGTAAAATAGCTGGAGGATTTATGAGGTTTTTGCCTGTTATAGGTACGGCTATTACAGCATTCACTCTTTTAAATCCTTTGTTAAAAAGTTTCGGGGTTGATATTATAGGATCAGTAGGTAAGTTCTTAGGTCTAGTTAAAACACCAGCTGAAAAAGCGGCTTCAGCTTTAGGAAAACTAGCTGATAAGGCAGAAGCTAATTTATTGACTGGGTCAGGGAATAATACGGGCGTTATAGATTATATAAACGCAGCTAGATCAGCTAGAGAATCAGGGAAAACTATTGAGGAGGCTATGAAATTAACCCCACAAGAAGCTTTTTCTGAAAAAATGAACTCCACAGTAAAGCAATTCTCTGGAGGAGCTATAGAAAATCGAGAGCTGAGCAATAGCGAAAAAAACTTATATAATCGTATAGGAGGACTTTTTTCAACTAAAGCTGGAGGACGAACTGTTAATTATGGAAGTGGTGATGGTTTTGAAGGTTTGGATTTAGATAGAATCGCTGCGATGGGAGGAAAAAACGCTGACCAAAATTTTGTTGATGAGTTACGTAAAAATGAAAGTACTCAACAGCGTTTCATTAACGCTTCTATCCTAGGATCATTAGATCCGAAAGATCAAAAAGAACTTGCTAATAAAAGTGCAGAGGAAATAAAAAACATTATAAATGGCGTTATTGAGTCTTTACGAAATATAGAAGCTGGAAAAGTAGTTACTGATAAGGGGTCGAATCAATCCAGAATTGTTAAAACTACAGAACTTGCGCTTTTCCGCGAAGCAGAAGCAAAAGCTGCAGCTTTTGCAACTGCTGGAGGAGACAAGCAAAATAAAGCTTCTGAAGCTAATATGCAGATCATCAGCGATATAATAAGAGATAGATTTAAGAGTTCAAAACAAAAAGATCAAGAACAGCAAGAAAAGAATCAAAAACTTAAAGACTCTGGGCAATTACTGGATGTCAGAATCGCTAAAGCCAGATTAAAAACAGCTAAAGAAATTTTCAAAGTTAGACGATCTAATACTGATGAGTTAGATATGCAAATAAGCAAAGCTAAAGCTCTTGGAGTTTTAGGGGAGGTAGAGATATTAAATTTAGAGAATGCAAAAACTCTACAAATGATAAGTGTAAACACTTTAAACAAAAAATTAGATATATTTTCCGCCCAAAAAGATAAGCTGGATGGGATGGATGTTGATACAAAAGCTTTAATAGCTCAAGAGAAAGAGCTTCTTGATTTATCCGAATCAGGGAAACTTACTGATGAAAAACTTATAGAAATAATTCAGAATACTTTAGCACTCGGAGGTGATCACTTAAAATTAAAAGGTGATGGACTAAAGCTTTTGAAACAAGAGTTCAAGGGTTTGAATGACCTCAATAAGGAAGAGGAAGAAAGAAATAAAATTTTAGGGCGGAGAAGGGTTTTAAATCTGGAAGCTCAACAAAATTTAAAAGCTTTTCAAGTTAAGTCTAGAGAAGAGGCGACAGCAGCAGCTTTTAGCGTTACCAGTCAAATAGATAAAGAAAATACGGACGCTAAAAAACGAATAGCAAGTATTAATGCTCAACTAGAAAGTGGTAACCTAAATCCAATTCAAAGAGCTGATGCAGAGCAGAGAAAAAACCGTATTCAATCAGGGATCGATATGGTCGCAATTGATAGCTCAAGAGCTGAACTACTTAAAAAGGCCCAATCATTTCAATTAGATGATGAAACCGCTGCTTTGTTCGCCGAAGTGGACGCGAGTCTATCTCAAATAAAAGACTTCGATAAAGTAATAAAAGCTGTGGAAGGTTCTTTAGTTAACGTCAAAGACCCGGACACATTGCAAATTAAGAAAGCGGAGATTGCAACCCTAAAGAGAGAAAAAGCAAATCTAGATGAGAGGGCTAGACTTATAAAAAATGAAAGTGAACTTTTAAAAAATAGAATTAATGCTATTACAGCTCAAAGGAATCAAGCTGTTACTGACGCTAATTTTGAATCTGAAAATTTAGGTAGGATGGGTTTGGGTAGACTAGCCGCTAGAAGAGCTAGAGATGCTAAATTTATAAAAAACTCAAATGAATCTTTAACTCCTGAACAAGCTATTCAGCAAGGGATGATGGCCAGAACTTACCAAGATCGTTTAGACGATATGAAAAAAGATCCTAAAGTTATCAATGATGAATTCCTAAACAAGATGGCTTCAACCTCTTTGACATTTAGAGACGGGATAGTCTCTGCTTTCGCGGAAGGTATAAAAGGCGCTGAAGATTTAGAAAACGCTCTTTTAAACGCTGCTAATACGTTTTTACAATCTATGACTCAGAACTTTGTTCAAAAGTTTATGGATCAAGCGGCGAACGAAAGTACTAAAGGTGGAATTTTAGGGTTCCTTGGTTTCTCTGAAGGGGGTAAAGTTAATGGTGGTTCTGGTAGTAGAGATGATGTGCCAGCCATGTTAATGGGTGGAGAATACGTCATGAATAAAAAGTCGGTGAGTAAATACGGAACCGGTTTCATGTCAGCGTTAAACTCTGGATCTATTCAAGGGTTTGCTAGCGGAGGTCAAGTCAGAGATAAAGAAGGTATGTTTATGACTCCGGGATTAAATGGAGCGGGGGCTATAAGAGGAGGGGCGAACTTAATGTCTTTTGCTACGCAAACGCCTCTCGCTATGGGTAGAGATGATCTAAGAGGTTACGGAGCATTCTTGGGATCTGAAAGCGCAAGGATGACAGGGTTTGGCCGCAGAAATAATCCCGCTTTCCAAAAAGTGCAATCCGCGAAGCTGCAAGCTTTCCAGTTGGCAGGTCAAGAAATAGCCGCACGACAACAAGCTTCAGACCAAAAAGTTAGTTTAGGTAGTATGCTGGCTTCAGCAGCCATCAGTACTCTTGTTGGTTATGGGGCTACCAAATTAGGGCCAGAGATAGGGTTAGGGAGCGGAATGTCTAAACTTATAGGGTCTTCAGTTGGTAATTACGCTGGGATGGTGACTACTGGAGCGCCTTCTTCAGGAGGAGCGTTTGGAGCTGCCGCCACGGAAAGTGGGGCATTTACCAATCTGTTAAGCTCTAAAGTCGATTTATCTGAAATAGAAGGGGCTAATTTGAATGTAATTACAAAATCAGCTGCCACACGTTCTAAATCCGCTGCCACAATGCCTCTGGTGCGTCCTATGCCTCTGGCGCGTCCTTCATCTGACGCAATAATGACTATTGATGGCATTAAACATAATCTTGGTGATCTGTTTGATGAAGATGGGGACTTAACTGGAAGTTATCCTATGATCCCTAAACGAGCTACAGGAGGATTAATTCCTGCTGCTGGTGGAGTCGATACAGTTCCCGCAATGCTTTCTGGCGGAGAGTTTGTTATGAACGCTGCTGCTACCCAAAATATTGGAGCAGCGAATTTACAAGCTCTTAACTCTGGAACTGGAGTTAGCGACAATTCAGATTTAGTTCTTAAACTAGATGAGCTTATAAGGGCCACAGAAGACTCTCAGACGGCGGGTAACATCAGTATCACTATAAATGGATCTAACGGGTCCGAAAGTAGTGTCGGTGGTCAGGGAGCCTCTGAGGAGCAAAGAAACCTATCCGAGAAAATCAAATCTGCTGTTAAGCAGGTCATTGCTGATGAGAAAAGATTGGGAGGACAACTTAGGAGATAATGTTTGATTCAAGACTAAATGAAGAAGTGGAGGTCCGTGTCGCGGGGAAACACCTATCCGGTGTTGATTCCGCTAGTATTTCATATTCCAATAATGCGACGACATCTAAGATACTAGGGTCCAAAAACGGATTAACTACTGTTGGTGCAGCTACACAACAGACCTTATCTGTATCTAGATATCTTATTTATGATGATCCTGTTTTAGCTCTGACAGGAGCGTCAAGCACTTCGGGATCTGTGACTTACAACAGTCAGCAATATGAGTTCGATAGTGGTTACTTAAATAACTATTCTGTGAATTGCGCTGTTGGCTCTGTACCTAAAGTTAATGCTGATTTCATGATTATTGATGAATTAGTCAGTCAACCCAGTGAGACCTCGGCTGCCGAAAGTATAAGCTCTATAGATATCCCGTCTCAAGGTTCTATAAGTATAAGTTGTGACAACTCATCCACGAACCGTGTGATTGGCTTTGATTACTCGATTAAAGCGGAAAGAAAACCTCAGTATAGTATTGGTCAAGAATCTGCGGTTGCTGTAGAATTAATTCCGCCGTTAGAATATTCAGCTCAAGTTCAAATAGAGGTCGATCAAGCTTTACCTGAATCAGCTTTTAATTTCTTAACTAACAGGGAAAATAAAACTATTAGTTTTGATATAGATGGTCGGGGAGGGGCTAATATTCAATCATTAAGTATTCCTAACGCTTCCTTAGTTAGTGAGTCTTTATCTGCTTCAGCCGATGGAGCGTTAGTTTTAAATTTAAATTATATTGGTCATGGCTTCTGATTTGTTTTATAATAGAGATTCTAATATTTCTGGAGTAACAGTAGAAACTGATTACTCAGGTCTTAGTTTAACCCCTGTATATGGGTCAAAAGTTTCGTTCAGATCAAAATCGTTTACTTACGAAGTAGATGATTTTCAAACAAACATAATCCCATCTTCTCTAAATAATTTAGAAGCTGAATATCAAGTTAGATATGATGTTAATGAAACCAATGCTAGAAAAATAGCGGCATTTATAGAAAGCAAAAATGGAGATACTCTTTTTGAATTCAATATAGATAACAGCGGCGTATATAAATCATTATCTGGTATTTCTGACAGCTACGCAATTAATCATATTAATAATCAACATTATGAAGTCGCCGTAAAATATATAGTAGATCAGTCTCCTAATCTATTTAATTGGTCTGGGATGAATTTTACTAATTTATCTTTTGAGAGTTTTGCCTATTCAAATGCTTATGAAAAGTATGATGTTGTATATACAGGAGTCAACACAAACAAACTGAACAACTTCTACTATTGCATAGGAGATCATACTTCTTCCGCCGCGAATTCCCCCACGGGAGCTTCTTCAGCTTGGTCTCAAGAATTCTTCTTCAAGCCTGATATAGGCTTACAAAATGAGGTCCAATTAAAAAACGAAAAGATTGAATTCAAAAACTCTTTTGTAAAAAGAATAAAAACAAAAGATAATAATGCATCATTCCCCGTTTCTTATGAATTTAACAACATCAGTGATAAGCAATTAAAATGCATGTTACACTTTTTAGAGAATAAAGCGGGTTATAGAAGATTCAGACATCAGATACCATCTGTATATAATAGACCCAAAGTTATGTACTGCCCAGAATGGGATCATACTTGGAAATATAAAAACTCAAATGATCTATCTTTGACTTTAGTTGAAGATGTTTTAGGTGTAATACCAACAGGAACTTAATATGGCTAGAGATATTTTAAAGAGCAATAATTCAATTGTGATTGCTGGGCAAAGACCAGCGTTTACCACCGCTAATAGAGATGGTTCTAATATGAGTGGCGCTTATATGAGTACTGTCCAAAGTGTGTCGGTTGGTTTTTCTCAACAACGACAAAAATCAAAACAGCTAAGTTCTCAAGATTTATCTATTAATAATATTACTAGAATGCCAGATGTTGATTTGTCTATCAGTTATTATTATACTCCAGCAATGCTAAACGAAAATTTATTAGGTTTAGTGGGCGCTAACCCTTCTTATCAAGGTACAGGGTTTTTTGAGGGATATACTAATGAGGATCAAAATTTTTATATTGTGAATCATGAAAATCAAGGAGCCGACATTATAAATAATGCCGCTTCGGAATTAGCTAATTTGACCACAAGTTCAGAAGTTATTTCTATCGGCAACGCTTTTCTGACGAATTACTCTCTAGGGTTCTCGATAGGATCTGTACCTATCGTCTCAACATCTTATAAATGTTCTAACACAACCATTCAAAACCTTACTTCTAGCGAAGTAGAAAATCCTGCTATAAATTTACAGTTAGGTAATAATAATAATGTAGGCACAGTTTCTTTGGAAGACGCTGGAGTCTCTGGTTTAGATTATTATAGCAATGTAAATAGATTCACTCCACCGCTTTGCAGCCCCACAGACGTTAATGTAACATTACAAAATCTACAGATTGGTGGCGCTCCTATTAGTGGGGACGCTCATTTACAATCATTTTCGTTTAATATCCCAATCAATAGAGTAGATCAGTTTGGGTTAGGCAGTGATTACCCTTATAATCGTAAAGTTCAATACCCTATACAATCTGATGTCAATTTAGAGTTTCTGGTTTCTGGTTTTGCTACAGGAGAGATTGAAAATTTAATAACTAATGAATCAACTTATGATTTTGATATCCAAGTTGTAGATACCAATGAAGAATATCAGAACACTTTTTCATTTGAGGATTTAAGATTAGAAAACTCGTCTTACTCAATGAATGTTAATGACCAAATGAATTACTCTTTGAGTTTTAGCTTAGAAATAAAAAATCAATAAAATGGGTTTAAAAATAAAAAACAGCAAAAACATTGTTACTAATGGTCTAGTTCTAAACTTAGACGCTTCAGATAAACTATCTTATTCTGGTAGTGGAACTTCATGGGTTGATAGGAGCGGTAATAACAACAATGGATCTTTAGTGAATACGACTTTTTCTAACAATACTATTCAGTTCGACGGCACTAATGACTATGTAAGCGTGGGAAATGTCGGGACGAATTCTGTGAAAACTGTTGTATGTTGGTTTTCTATGAACAACGTAAATTCTAATATGGCACTATTTGGATTTGGCTCTGAAGCTATTAACACTCAAGATATTTACATTTGGGGTGGAAATAACAATGGCCCATTTGGTTTTAATCATTGGAATAGCGATAGCTGGGGGTATAGTAGCGCAGAGGATGGGTATAGTAGCGCAGAGGGTGGGATAAAAAATCAAGGTTTTTTTCAAATCGCCGCAGAATTTGACTTCGCTGACTATACTAACAATGCCTTATGGGTGAATGGAGTCAGTAAATCTCTTTCTAACCAGAAAGGAACTAATCCACAAAGGGGTCAGAGTAATAATTTTGGAATCGGATACAATGGATGGTTTGTCGGTAGCCAGAAGTGGGATGGGGCTATAGCGTCTGTATTAGTCTATAATAGAGGTTTGACCTCTAAGGAGGTTATCCAAAACTATAATGCTACCAAAGGTAGATTTGGTCTCTAATCATAATCGACCTTAACATTCTTACTCTCGTAAGTTTTGCTTTGCGCCGTGTGTTTCTTCCCTCCTGTTTTTTTGGAGTAATCCTCAAAGTATTTCTTTTTGACTGGATCAACTCCTCCTGCTTTTTCAGCTCGCCTCTCACTCATCTCTTTGGAGTAGTCAAACATATCTCCAAAAGTGCCTTTCTTTCCTCCTGTACTATCAGCGAATTGTCTTTGACTGAAAGGATCGATGTTTGAATCGATAGAGGCGTGAGGCACACTAAAAACCCTTTTCCATTCAAGACCAAACTCATCGATATGGATATGTTCATCATTCATTGATTGAAGAATATCTTTCTCTTCTCCTGTATCTGGATGACGGTAGGTATACAAAGGCATATTTGATTATAAATAAAAACGGGGGCGTTTCCACCCCCGTTTAGTTAATTCACCTTTATCTTAGAAGGCTTTAAAGCTCCTTTTTTTGGAAGCTCTAGCTGCAATAAACCATTTTCCATACGACAAGTAATATTTTCTGTATAAACTTTTTTCATTAATTTAACAGAGAATTTTTTCTTTAACTCTTTAGACTTTGTTTCAATATTCAAGAGATCGTCTGTTACTTCAACTGAGACCTCTTCTTTAGAAACCCCCGGCAGTTCGACTCTTAGCTCATAATAATCACCTTTGTCTTTAATGGTGTTATAAGGCTGAACTGAATAGTCTTCGAATAAGTTATCAAATAATGTATTAATCATACGATACTATTATCATGATTTATGCCACGTCAAAATCCTTGAAAATACGGTATAAAATAACGTCTACAGTGTTAGAGTAAGTCAACCTGTCTGCCAACTTTTGTCCTTCTGTGTTAATTTGTCCCACCTTACTTTCAGCTTGTTTCATAGCTTCGACAACATCTTCTTCTTCCCAGTCATAAAACGTTCCTTGATTAAAGAGTGATCCCTGTTTGAAAAAGACATCGTCGTAACAGTCTACTTCTCCTGAAGGTTCCACCATGATACAATTATTCTCGTTAGCCCAATCTTTATGAGATGTGGCATTAAGAACAATGCTCCATTTGCCAAGGCAAGTTGCGTTAAAAGCAGGTAGGTTCCAGCCTTCTGCTCCAGACAATCCTGTAAGGTCGATATCAATTGCATTTAAAAAATCATTAACTTCTTCGTTTTTTTCTAAATGAGGAAGGAAATTAACATTTGTATACCTTTCCCCTTGTAAGATAGCATCAATGGTTTTCTGCATATCTTCAGGTTTATAAAAAGGATTATTAATCAAACATGAAAGTTGGTATTTTGGATTGTTACCGTAGGTTTTTAACCAAGTCCTGATTATCTTACCTGTATGCTTTCTATGTTCAAACTTGCCCATTAAACCAAAATGGGTAATTCCACTTAGGTACTCTTTTTTTGTTTCGTAGAAGTCTTTGTCGAAACCCAAAGGGCAGAAGCTACTGCTGAAAAGATCAGAAGCGTGTTTAGAACTGAAGAACGTTTCGGTTTGAGCTTCACAGAGTTTTATTTCTTGGTCCGTAGGTTTATTACACTCATAAAAAGAAAAAAGATATTGTTTCTCGTTTTTTCTATTCTCTGACCCGTTAAGATGCCATATTTTTAATACTGGTATCTCAGGTTTTAGGAATGAGTACCTATTATCAATAGATTTAAGAATCTTGTCCTTCAGCTCTTCAGGCACATCGTAAGCTGATAAATCAACTTTACCTGTTGGCCAAATCCCTACATCATGACCTTTCTCAAAAAGCTCTCGGATAATGTTATAAGAAACATTACCGAGGCTTAGAGAGTTGATGGGGGCATCAACTAAGATCTTCATTAAAAGGGAGGCTCATCATCTCCACCTGCACCTGCAGCTACAGGAACAGCAGAAGTGGAGTTAGAAGTATTACTAGAATCTTCTTTCTTGCCGCTATTCAAGAACTGAATGCTGTTTCCTCTGATGAAATATTTTGATTGAGGTTTCCCTGTTTCTTTGTTTGTCCAAGTATCCATCGCTAGTTCTCCTGAGAAAACAAACTCTCGACCTTTAGTAAGGTATTTAGAGGCGATTTCGGAAAGCTTATCCCACACCTCAAGATCAATGAAGCATTTTGTTTTAGCATTACTTGGTGAAATACCAACGCGAAGTTTGGTTACTGACTTCCCGCCGGATAATTGGCGTGTTTCTGGATCTTTTACAAGATACCCTACTGATGTAATATTGTTATACATAATCTTCTGACTGTTTTTTGAACTTTGATAAACAACGGTTGTGTATGTTTATCACCCCTTGAATGCTCATTCCTAGTGAATTAGCTACCTTTCTCCAAGGAGTGACCTTATTAGAGCAACTATTGTATCTAATGTCAATAATTTTTTTCATTCTGGGGTCTTTTTCTTGTTCTACAAAATTGATAAATAGAGAAAAAACCTCAGATTTTTGATTAACTTCTAAATAATCATCCTCGTGAGGTTCTTTTGTCACCTCGTCTATAGGACATTCTCTAAACTTTTTCTTTTTCGTCAAGGTATTTAAACATTTCCACTTTGCTTCATTAGCGAGGTATGTCGGAAATTTAGCACCTCTCGAAGAGTCGTACTTCATTACAGAGTTGTAAATGGTGAATTCCTTGTCCTGCAATAGGGTATTCCTTTCTGCATTATTTGAGTCTCCAGATAAAAACTTGTCCACCATGCTATGGTAGACCCCCGAATGTCTGTTGATTATTTCGATAAGACTTTGATCGTCTTGATCTTCTTTTACCTTGTTTATTAGTTCTTGATCCGTTTGCACATTTCTGATTTTAAGTTAAAACAACGGATATTACTAATATTGATTAATAATTATTAATAATGATTAATAGAAACGTAACCAAACATGATTTCGATTTCTGTTTCAGAGGCTTTTCTATAAACAGAACGAAACCTCGGGTTTCTCTCTCGTCTAACGGTATTATATGAGGAATAGTAGCTATGTCAAGAAAAAAAATTTAATAAATTTCCGCTTGAGGTTGGAGGAATTATGAGTATAAGTGTAACTCTCTCTGTTATGATTTTTGAAGAACAAGTATCACGTAAGCCTGACCATTATTCTTGGGCAGGAGATTTCATCGAAGCAATGCACAATGGCTTTTGGACCGATAAGGAATTCAGTTTTTCGTCGGATATACAAGACTTTAATGTTAACCTTGATGATCAAGAACGTGAGATTATTGTTCGCACTCTTTCAGCTATTGGGCAAATCGAAGTGGCTGTTAAGAAGTTCTGGAGCAAGTTGGGAGATAACTTGCCTCATCCATCTTTGAGCGATCTTGGATTCGTTATGGCTAATGTAGAAGTTATTCACAATAACGCTTATGAAAGGCTTCTTGAGGTTCTGGGTTTAGAAGAGGTTTTCGAAGAGAACCTTAAATTAGACTTTATCCAAGGTCGGGTTGATTACCTCCGTAAATACACTCACAAGTTTTACAAGAATAACAAGAAGCAATATGTTTATGCTTTAATACTGTTCACCCTTTTTGTAGAGAACGTATCTCTGTTTTCTCAGTTTTACGTCATAAACTGGTTTGCTCGAAATAGAAACGTTCTGAAAGATACTGATCAACAAGTGAAATATACACGCAATGAAGAGAATGTTCACGCTCTGGTCGGAATGAAAATCATTAACACTATCCGTGAAGAGCATCCTGAATTTTTTGATGATGAGTTAGAGGAAAGAATCCTGCATGAAGCTGGTCAAGCTTTTGAAGCAGAGAGTAAGATTGTTGATTGGATGATCAACGGTATTCGGCAGAAAGGATTAAATGCTGTCGTCCTTAAAGAGTTTATCAAGAATAGGATCAATGACTCTTTAGATAAAATAGGCTTTAGACAAGCTTTTGATGTTGACAAGAATCTGCTGAAAGATACGATCTGGTTTGAAGAGGAGCTGCTTGGCAATAATGCTACAGATTTCTTTTACTCTAGACCTGTTGAATACTCAAAGAATTCACAGACATTCAACGCAGAAGAATTGTTTTAATGACTGAATATTATTGGCTAAATGAGGACTCAAGAATTTTTCTTGAGAGGGGCTACTTAAAAGGTGAGACTCCAGAAGAAAGAATAAGGGATATAGCTAATACCGCTCAAGGTTATTTAGGTATTGAAGGTTTCTCTGATAAGTTTGTTTCTTATATGGAGCAGGGGTTTTATTCTCTGGCTTCTCCAGTGTGGTCGAATTTTGGAAGGAAGAGGGGATTGCCTATATCTTGTAACGGGGTTTATGTTCCTGATAGAATGGATGGTATTTTATCTAAACAAAGTGAAGTCGGAATGCAAACCAAGTATGGTTCGGGAACTTCTGCTTATTTTGGTGATCTTAGGGCGCGGGGAGCAAAGATTAATTCTGGCGGAGAGTCGTCTGGAGCGGTCCATTTTATGGAGCTTTTTGATAAAGTGGCAGCTGTAGTTTCTCAAGGGAATGTTCGTCGAGGTTCTTTTGCTGCTTATTTACCAATTGATCATCCTGATGTTAAAGAGTTCTTGAGGATTAGAAGCGAAGGCAATTCTATACAAGAAATGTCTTTTGGGGTGACAGTAGGAGATGAATGGATGAAATCTATGATTAGTGGAGATCCAGAAAAGCGTCAGGTTTGGGCTTCTGTAATCAAGAAAAGGTTTGAGACAGGCTACCCATATCTATTCTTCAAAGATACAGCTAATAATCAGGCTCCCGATTGCTACAAAGATAAAGGTATGGAGATATACGCCTCCAATCTTTGCAATGAGATTAGTTTACCATCTAAAGAAGATGAGTCTTTTGTTTGCTGTTTGTCTTCTCTGAATCTTGTCCGTTGGGATGAGATCATCAAAACTGATGCGATAGAAACTTTGACAATGTTTTTGGATGCTGTCATGCAAGAGTATATTGAAAAGACTGAAGAGCTTCCTTTTATGGAGGCTTCTCATAACTTTGCTAAACGTCATAGGGCATTGGGGATGGGCGTCCTTGGTTGGCACTCTTACCTACAAAGTAAAAAGATCTCGTTTGAGAGTATGGAAGCCAAACTAGCTAATAGCTCTATCTTCAAAGAAATCAGGAAGAAAAGTGATAAAGCTACGGAGGAATTATTTAAACTTCTTGGTGGTCCTTTATACGCTAAAGACTATGGACGTAGAAATACAACAACTTTGGCTATAGCTCCTACGACGAGCAGTTCATTTATTTTGGGCCAAGTATCCCCTTCTATTGAGCCTTTGAATTCTAATTATTTTGTCAAAAACTTAGCTAAAGGCAAGTTCACTTACAAAAACCCTTACTTAAAAGAGTGTTTGGCTGGGTACGGGAAAGATAACGATGATGTTTGGCTTAGTGTCTTGAAGACGGGAGGGTCTGTTCAACATTTGAGTTTCATGTCTGATAAAGATAAAGATATTTTTAAAACTTTTGAAGAGATATCTCAGAAAGAGGTGGTTATCCAAGCCGCTCAAAGACAGAAGTATTTAGACCAAGGTCAATCTTTAAATATTATGGTGGCTCCTAAATCCCCCATGAAAGAGGTCAATCAGCTTATGATTTACGCTTGGGAGAATGGCGTGAAAGGTTTATACTATCAAAGGAGCGCTAACCCTAGTCAGGAACTTTCCAGATCCTTGATGGAATGTAAATCTTGCGAAGGTTAATTTCATTTATATTTAAAATAAGTGTAAAGAAAAATACAATGGAGTTGGACTTTTCTAAGAAAATTAAAGAACTTTTGGCATTAAGTGAAGCCGCGAAACGTGGTGGACCCAAAAGTGGAGCGCAAACACCAGCGAAACCTTCTGAACAAAAAAAAGGTTCTGACAAAAATAAAAGTGGCTCTGCGGGTGGAAAAGGCGGATCTATCACCTTCTCAGAAAAAGTCATCAAGGCTTTAAAGAATAAAGTTAAAGAACATAATGATAAACATTCTAAAAAAGTTACTTTAGGTCAGCTTAAGAAGATTTATCGTCGTGGCGCTGGAGCATTTTCTTCTAGTCATCGCCCCGGCAAGACTAGAGGCCAGTGGGCAATGGCTCGTGTAAATACATTCCTTAAAATGGTCAGGGGAGGGAAAGTTAAAAAATCTTATCGCGCTGCTGATCAAGATGTAGCAAAAGGGTCCGAAGAGTATTATCTTGAGAAAGAGGGGGAAGCTTTTATTGATTTTGCTAATATTGAGTTCGATATTGCTCATCTTGATTTAGTCAAAGCTGGAGCCAATGAGTGGGAACAAGATGATTCAACAGAAGATCTTGAGTATACAGAAGCAGAAAAAAAGACTTTGAATAAGCCTTTCCGATTAAAAGGTGGCAAAAAGAAGTATGGCGTTTATGTAAAAAACCCCAAGACTGGTAATGTTATCATGGTTAAGTTTGGTGATCCTAACATGGAAATCAAGCGGGATGATCCAGCTCGTCGCCGTAGCTTCAGAGCTAGACATAAATGCGATACAGCAAAAGATAAGACTACTCCTCGTTATTGGAGCTGCAAGTTTTGGTCTAAAAAGCCTGTGAGTAAAATGGTTTCTAATGAGGTCTTAGCTTGGGATGAAGAAGAAGTTTACAGCGAGTGGGCTTGGGATGATGAAGGTTTTGCCGATCATCAAGATTTATTAAATGCTTTTCCTTTCTTAGAGAGCATACAAGAAGTTGTTGAAGAGGAAGAGGTTTAGTATATAATCTTACGTGTCTAGCGTAATACTAACATCTTATTTTTCAGAGAAGAAGCACCCCAATAATTCTTGGGACTCGGATGTTGTCGGTAGAGATCAATATGGAAGAGTACATAAAAACAGCTTTGATTACATAAGACCTTGGTATGAGTCTGTAAAAAACCTTTGTCTTAAGGGGGTTATTTTTCATGATGGGTTAACGGAGGATTTCGTAGAAGAATTTTCTACAGACAAAATAAAATTTATATACTCGGATAGCTCTTCTCAAAACTATTCGAATCTAGATTACAGATGGTTCTGTTATAGAGATTTTCTGAAAGAGAATAAATTTGAATCTGTTTTCATTTCAGACTGCTCTGATGTCTCTGTGGTGAAAGACCCTTCTTTACTTTTCAAAGATTATGGTAATTATGATTTTTTTCTATGTAAAGACTCTGAAACTTTTGACACTTTTCCTTATTTTGACATACATAAACAGTATGGCTGGCCCAATTATGTAGAAATGCTTTTAAAGAAGAGTGGTTTTGATTTGATAAACATGGGTGTGGTCGGAGGATCTTATGAAAATATGATTGACTTCTTAGATAAATACTCAAAAATTAGGCTGGGTATGGAAGATGAGAAATTCTATCAAGCAGACATGTGGGTGGGTAATTATATTTTTAGATGTTTACTTAAAGATAAGTCGCTTCTTATTGGAGAGCCTTTCACTAGTGAATTCAAAAAATATCAAAACGATAGAGAAGACGTTTATTTTATACATAAATAAAAATTGTAATCATGACAGATCTTGAAATTATCAACGCCTTCAAAGACCGTCATAAAGGCGAGACTTTTATAGCGTTTGGTTCTGGGCCTACTTTACTAGAATGGCAGGACTCTTTCTGCGAAGGGGCTATAAAGATAGGTTGCAATACTGTATTTAAACATAAACCTGACTTAGATTATTATTTTATAAAAGACTCAGGCTTTCAAAATAAAAGTCCAAATGGTTATTTTTTATTAAAGGGCGAATATGATAATTACCAACCTTCTATTTCTAAATTTTATGGAATATCTAGATTCAATAATCAATACACACCTTTTTCTTTAACTGACCAAGACGTTAAAGATGGTAAGGCTATCGGTTTTAACAATTATGGTAAGTTGTTCATAGAATTTCATTCTGTTATATTTTCCTGCTTGCAGTTCGCTGAATTGTGTGGAGCATCAAAAGTTATCATTGTCGGTTGTGATATAGTTAATAATATTAGGGTTGGGGAATCAGAAGAACATAATGGATATAAACGAGAGAAGCTTTTGTTTAGGTGGGAACAATTTAAAAAATCATATCCGGCTTTAAATATAGAAGTATTCAAACCTTTGGGACTGAAAGGTTTGTTTAAAGAATACCATGGCTTACAGCATAACAAGTAAATAAAATGAATAACGTAATATGTTTAAAATGGGGTTCGAAATATTCCTCAGAATATGTTAATAAACTTTTCAACTCTGTAAAAAGAAACTGCAAAAAAGAAGTGAATTTTTTTTGCCTAACAGAAGATGAAAAAGGCTTAAACAAAAAAATTAAAATTATTCATTTACATGAGAAATGTAAAAACGCAAACCTTGAAGGGTGGTGGATAAAACCTAGCATTTTTGAATTGAAAGAGCTTGAGGGGCAAACTTTATTTCTAGACTTAGATGTTGTTATAGTCTCTAGTATTGATTTCTTATTCACAAATGATAATGACTCTAGCTTCTATTATATCCAAGATTTTTATTATCCACATCATCACGCTAACGGGGTGGACAGAATCAACTCCAGTGTTATGATTTTTAATAATAAATTTCATTTTGGCGTTTCTGAATACTTCTTCAATAATTTAGATTACTGCAATTCAAGAAATTTTTCTGGTGATCAAGATTTTATCTCTGAATACATTAAAAAGAATTTTCATTGCAAAAGAATAGATGATGAGTTTGTTTGGTCTTACAAAAGGGGTTACGAAAGAGATTTTTTTAAACAATTAAAGGGTATTCCGAAAAATGGCAAAATATGCATATTTCATGGGAACCCAAACCCAGATCAAGTAAAAGACGAATGGGTCAAAATAAATTGGATTTAATATTATGAGAAATAGAGAACATGTGCTAGATGAGTTTGTAAAAAAACACTCTTTACTTAATGGAGCGGAACTTGGTGTTTGGAGAGGGAGGGTTTATAAATTTTTGCTGTCAAAAAATCCAGAGTTGACCTTGTTAGGTGTTGATTTATACGAACCCCAGATAGATAACAATGGGCCAGAAAAATGGATCAAAGGGGAAAGTGGTCACGATTGGGATCACGAATCTTATTACAATGATATAATCAGATTCAAAGAATCTATTGGGGGTAGAGCTAAATTCATAAGAGATTATACACATAAAGCGTGTTTAAAAGTGGAAGATGACTCCTTAGATTTTGTATTTATAGATGCAGACCACTCTTTTGATTCCGTGAGCAGGGATATAAAAGATTGGCTACCAAAAGTAAAAAACAATGGATTTATCTTCGGTCATGATATTGATTGGCCATCTGTGAAAAAAGCCGTAGAATTAAATTTTGGGGAAAATTACTCAAAAGAAAGTGATAATTTGTGGTATGTACAACTAGACTAATTGATAAACGTGAAAAAAATAATTATTACAGGAGTGACAGGTCAAGATGGCAGCTTTATGGCTGATTTCCTCTTGGAAAATACAGAACATACTATTGTAGCTGGTGTTCGTAGGTTAAGTGTCAAGAATCACGTTAACATTCAACACCTTCTAGATCACCCTAGATTTAGGTTAATAGACCTTGATGTGGCTGACCAAGCTAATACTGAGTTGGTAATTTCCGAAGAGAAGCCCGATTACTTTATTAACTTTGCTGCAAATTCTTTTGTGGGTGTGAGCTGGAAGATGCCAGTCAACCATATGGAGACTAACGCAATGGCTGTTTTATATCAGCTTGAGGCTATTCGTAAGCACTGCCCCGATTGCAGATACTACAATGCTGGATCTTCAGAGGAGTTTGGAGATGTTTTATACTCTCCTCAATCAGAACTCCATCCTATACGCCCAAGAAGCCCATACGGGGTTTCTAAGGCTAGTGCGAGGCATATGGTGAAAGTCTGGAGAGAGTCATACGATTTATTTGCTATACAAGGCTGGCTATTCAATCACGAAGGAACTCGTCGTGGAGAAGAATTTGTCACTCGGAAGATAACTAAGAATGTCGCTAGAATTAAGAATGAGTATATATTAGATAATTTCAAACCTCTTGAACTAGGTAATGTAGACGCTAAGAGAGATTGGAGTGACTCGGAAGATTTTGTAGAGGGGATTTGGCTTATGCTCAATCAAGAGGAACCTAGAGAATACGTTTTGTCTTCTAATGAGACTCATACCATTAGGGAGTTTGTGGAACAAGCTTTCAACTTCGCTGGGTTTGCTCTTGAAAAATGTCAATGGGTTGGTCAGGGTGTAGATGAAAAATACATGCACGATGGGAGGGTTTTATTGCAGATAAATCCAGATTTTTATCGTCCTGCTGAAGTTGAATTGCTTTGGGGAGATTCTTCAGAGGCTCGTAGATCCCTTAAGTGGAAGCCAAAAACAGATTTTATCGGCTTGGTAAGAAAAATGGTTGTCAATGATTTGAATTTGTATTAAAGTCCCCCTATGGCGGTAGGAGAAAAGCAATGTCCAGATTGTGGATCTGTAGTTGGATCAAGGGCTAAAAAATGTAAGTGCGGCCACTTCTTTAAAGCTAAGAAGAAGCCTAAAGTAAAAATCAGCAAAATAGATATCTTAGAAAGGCTAGTTATTGATCCTGAATCTGGTAAGAGGGTTTTTTACAAAGCTCAAATGAAGCATCTTAATCTTTTGTGCGAAAGGTATTCTCTAGAGTTCATGAACGTGGTTAATTTTTATAAGAAGTTTGACTCCTTAACTTACCTAGTAAGTCCTAAGTTAAAAAAAGCTCTTGACAAGAAGTTCAGAGCTTTCAATTATGTTGTTGACAAATCTAGGTATCCAGAGTATATTTTTGGTGAGAAATCTGGTGAGGATTTCACACCTGTCAAAAAGAAGAAAACATTAAAAGATTTTTTAGATGAGTAAAGAACAGAATCCAAATACGATGCTTAAGGGCTTCCTTAAGGAAACTAAAGAAGATCATTATAACTTTGAGGAGGAGATTAATTACAAAGTCTCAAGCGGTTCTTTAGAATTTGACTTACAGATGGGGGGAGGTTTTGGACCCGGATTACACAGATTTGTTGGTATGAATGAAGGAGGTAAAACTTCTGAATCATTAGAAGTAATGAGGAACTTTTTGAAAATGCCGGGGACGCGAGGTGTTTTTATCAAAGCTGAAGGAAGGCTCTCTCCAGAAATGAAAGAGCGGTCTGGCATTAATTTTGTATTTAGCGCTGACGAGTGGGTTGACGGCACTTGTTTTGTTTTTGAGTCCAACATTTATGAGATCGTGGTAGATCTAATGAGGAGGTTGGTTCAGTTTAATGATGACAAAGCTAAGTATTGTTTCGTCCTTGATTCTGTAGATGGATTAATTCCTAAGAATGACGTGGGTAAGAATTTTGAGGATTCTACTAAAGTTGCTGGTGGAGCTGTAATTGCTGGAGTCTTCATGAAAAAGATGTCCATAGCTCTTCAGAAAAGGGGTCATATGGCTATTTTTATCTCTCAAGTTAGAGCGGATATAAAGCTTGACCCATATACGAAAGCTCCCGTGAGACAGACTACAGCTACAGGAGGTAATGCTTTACTTCACTTTGCTAATTGGATTATCCAGTTTGAGCCTCGCTATAATGGAGACGCTATTCTACGGAATGCATCAGTGAAGAAAATGGATTCCAAAACTAATCCTCCTATAGGTCATTTCGCTAAGGTCACTATAAAAAAATCTCCCAACGAAAAGACGAATACTTCTATTAGCTATCCCATTAGATATGGACAAAAAGGGGGTAAGTCGATATGGATTGAGAAAGAAATAGTAGACCTGCTTTTGGCTTGGGAGTTCGTTAAGAAGAGTGGGGCTTGGTTGAGTATCACAGAAGATTTTAAAGAAGTCCTGCAAGATACTGATTTTGATTTGCCAGAAAAGATCCAAGGCGAAAATAATTTATTTAAGCTTATAGAAGGTAATGAAGGCTTTTGTGAATTCCTTGTCTCTTATTTTAAGAACGCTATCGAGGAGTTAGCTTAGAGCTTAATGAAGTTCTACACTGTAGACGGTAAACTCCGTAATTTAAAAAACCCTAAAAAATATCGTATAGATTGGGAAGGCTCCAGCAGGAGTAAATTCCAAAAAGGTGTAAAGGATTTCTTAAGGAATTATTGGCACTTGGATATAGTATTTGAGGAGTTTAGGATAGTCGGTAGTCGATTGTCTCTAGATTTTTATAACGCCAATAAAAGGGTAGCTATAGAGGTTCAAGGGGCGCAACATACAAAGTATGTGAAACACTTCCACAAGAACAGGCTTAAATATTTAGATCAATTAAAAAGAGATCAAAAAAAGCTGGACTTCTGTGAGAGGAACGATATAAATCTAGTTGAGATCTATCCAAACGATGATGTTACTACATCGTTTTTTGAGGACAGAGATATTTACTTATGAATGATCAAGATAATTTATTTTCTATTCCAGAAGGTTTAGTCGAGAAGATATACGAAATTTCTGGAGATTCGGAACGCTACAAGGGCCTTATCATGGTTGTGGCAAATGAGTCTGGGGAACCTGTTATATATACCAAGTTCGATTCTGTGATCATGGAGCTGGGCTTGCAGCAAGCTTTAGAAGATTACTTGGTAAAATCTAAATCTGATCAGGGGGTGGACAAATGATTTATAGCTATGAATTGGAGAAGCAGTTATTAGCTGGGCTTCTAAAAGATCCTCAGTCTTTGATTGAGATATCCAACTTTATAAGTCACAAGGATTTTTACTCAGAAGGCTCCCCTCTGCATTCCACTATCTTCAGGGTTATCAAACAGGCTGTAGATGCTGGAGATGAAGTGGACAATGTGATTATTGCTCAAAGGGTCAATGAGGTTGGTTTGAGCTTCGCGGGTAATATCATTCCTGCGGATTATATTAAATCTTTAGCGATGAGATCTGTCCCAACGGGCAATTTGACAAAGACTTGCAAAGAGCTTAAAAAATATTCTATAAGGAGGGAAATCTTAGAATCTTGTGAGGACATAAGTAAGAAGATGAAAGCTATTAAGCCTGAGTCTTCTTATAGAGATATCGTCGAGACGGCAGATCATATCTACAATTCTAAGATCAACCTGTTTGAGATAGGTAATGATGTCCCAGAGAATATCTATGATGATATGGAGGCTCTGATTGAGGAGCGGGGCAACAACCCTATTGAAGAGTTCGGCATGATGGGGCCGCATGAGAAAGTTAATGATATTTATGGTTCTTTGTTACGGCCCGGAAACATTACCGTCATAGTTGCTCGATCAGGAGTTGGTAAAACACAATACTGCATGGATTACGCTACAAAAGTAGCTTTGAAATATGGCGTCCCAGTTTTGCATTTTGATAATGGAGAGATGAGCAAGGAAGAGCTTATGATGCGTCAATGCGCTGCTCATTCTGGAGTCCCCATGCATTTGTTGGAGAGTGGTAAATGGAGAACTGCTGGTGCAGATGTCGTCGAGAAAGTCCGCTCTGTCTGGCCTAAGATTAACAAACTTAAGTTCTATTACTACAATGTAGGGGGGATGGATGTCGATGGGATGATAAACACTTTGAAGCGTTTTTACTACTCTACAGTTGGCCGTGGTAACAAGATGGTCTTCTCTTTTGACTATATTAAAACAACTAATACAGCTAACTCTAATCAGAATGAGTGGCAGGTCGTTGGAGAGATGGTTGATAAATTCAAAAGGTGTATTCAGAAAGACGTTCTTGAAGATGGTGAACCTGTAATTCCAATGATTACTTCTGTTCAATCTAATAGGAGTGGTATTACCACTAACCGCAATTCCCAGAATATTGTTGATGATGAGAGCATTGTTTCTCTATCTGATAGGATTACGCAATTCTGTTCGCATATGTTTATTCTGAGAAGGAAGACTGAGGATGAGATCCAAGAAGAAGGGGTCAGGTTCGGGACTCATAAGATGATCAGTGTTAAATACAGGAGTTTGGGTAGAGATATAGCTGGAGCTATTGAACCTGTCCAAGTGGATGATTCATTAAGGAAGAACTTTATTAATCTTGATTTTAATAATTTTAATATCTCAGAGAGGGGAGACCTTCGTGATATTATAAGAGTTAGAAACGGAGATCCAGAACTAGACCAAAGTAATCCAGATGCAGCACCAACACCAATCCCAGACTTCGATTCATTCGGAGGAGTTCCAGAAAATTCTTGAGTCGATAGGTTACAATCTCATTGATTGTGGCGATCACTGGAGGGCGCAAGCTCTTTACCGGAACGGGGATAACGCTACAGCTCTAAAGATTTATAAAAACACAGGGATTTGGATGGACTTCGTTGAGAGTAAAGGCTCTCAAACTTTTGAGTCTTTAGTCAGGATGACTGTAGGTGACAAATCTGAATTTTCAGAGACCCTCCAAAAGATCAGGAAGAGCAAAACTTTTATTACTAAACCAGTAGAGAGGATAGAAATGGAAAAGATATACCCAGACGAAATGCTAGAAAAGTTATTTCCTCATTTCAATTTTTATAAAGAAAGGGACATTTCGGAAGCCACCCAAAAAGCTTTTAAAGTAGGCTTGTCTGGTGTGGGGAAAATGTATCGTAGGATGGTCTTCCCTGTATACAATAGCAACTCACAAATCATTGGGTTCTCAGGGCGAAGCGTGGATGCCGGGAAGATACAGAAGAATATCCCCAAATGGAAACATATAGGCAAGAAGTCTAATTGGGTATATCCAGCTTATGTCCCTAATCATGAGTGCGATGAAGAAATACTAAGGACTAAAACAGTCATCCTCGTGGAGAGTATCGGTGATGCATTAGCTCTTTATGAAAACGGTGTAAAAAATGTTTTGGTCATGTTTGGGCTGTCTGTTGGAGGGAATATAATCAACTATCTTTCTTCTAAAGCTTTAGATAATGTAATTGTATCTACTAATTATGATGCTCATTCTTCTGAGAATAGGGGATTGATAGGGGCAGCTAAAGCTTACCTCAAGTTGTCGCATTTTTTCGACTTAGATATCCTGTCCGTTAAGTTCCCCCCAAATAAAGCGAATGATTTTGGAGAAGCTCATGAAAATTCATATAATATCAAAAGCTGGCTAGATGAAGAGGTTGATAAACCCTCACAGAGAAAGAAGCTCGCTTTATTTATTAGCCAAAATAAAAACCAGTTCTCTCAGAAGGACATAAAAAAATCAGAAATTTTAAATGAGTGAACCGCAAACAGCTCTTTCTGCTAGTAGAATAAAAACAGCCCAAAGCTGTTCTTGGTTGTATTGGTGTAAATACAAATTGAAACTGCCAGATACTAGTAATGATGGAGCTAGGAGAGGTTCTATATGTCATTTGATCTTCGAAGTGCTTGGCGATCCACGCCATAGGAAGCATTATGACAAAATAATGAAGAAGCAGGATATCTTTTCTGTGCCTTGTGTTGAGCGTCTAGTAATGAAACACGCTCGCCGTGAGGGGGTAGATGATGAAGAAAATATCCAAATGATTAAAGAGATGACCTTTAATGGTTTGAGCTATGATTTTTTTGGGTATGATTTGGATGACCCAACAGAGGAGCTTTCTGAGCAGGATTTTGATATAGTCAAAAACGATGGGGACATTGCCTACAGGATTAGAGGCTTTATTGATAAACTCTTTCTTTACAAAAAGCAAAAATTTGCTCTCATTAGGGACTTTAAAACTAGCAAAGAAGTCTTTAAAGGGAAAGATGCTGAAGATAATATGCAGGACTTAATGTATAGCTTAGCTAGCCAACATTTATTTCCTGAGTATAAAAATAAACAGAGTGAATTTCTCTTTGTTAAATTTGATTTAGATCCAGACGCCAAGAAAAGTGGTGTTATGAGGATGGAACCGTTGAGTGACGAGGATCTTTTAGGTTTTGAAATGCAACTTACTGAGATCCAAAAATATCTAGACGGTTTTTCAGAAAAAGACGCTATGAGCAATTTAGCTGCTAGGAAAAGTTTCCCTTCCGACAATTCATTCAGTGGGCGTTTACTCTGCGGCTTTGCAAAACAAAAAGGCGAGTTGAAGAAAGACGGCAACATAAAATGGCATTGCTCCATGAAGTTTGATTTCTTTTATTATTTATTTAAAAATGAAGCTGGCCAGCCTGTGGGTTCTTGTTTTGAAGAAAATTTCTCAGAAGACCTAGTCCCAGAGGGTTGCACTTATCAGATAGAATATTATCCCGGTTGCCCTGCTTATTGTTCTTGACGTAGGTTTCTAGATCTGTATATTTGAGGAGTGATGACTCCTGTTTTTAGATCTACTTACTCATTTGGAAAAAGCATCTTAACGTTAGATGATGAATCTCATGGCGTTGGCCCTGATTCGATTATCCAAATGTGCATGGATAATGACATTAATGATGTCGTTTTAGTCGAGGATAATTTGACCAGCTTCATGAAAGCTTTCAAAGCTTGTCAGAGGAATAAGCTGAACCTTTTTTATGGTTTGAGGCTGACTTTTTGTAATGATATGTCTGCTGAAGATAAGGATTCGGATCATAAAAACATTATCTTCGCTAAAGATGACGAGGGTTGCAAACTCTTGAACAAGATATACTCACGAGCTTTTTCTGAGTCTACAGGTAAAATAGATTATAAAAGTTTTTCTGAACTTTGGGACGCAGATCATCTTAGCTTTGTAGTGCCTTTCTACGATAGCTTCATTCACGAGAATAATTTCTTCCATAAGAATTGCATCCCAGACTTAAATAATTTTAGTCCTGTTTTTTGGGTTGAGAATAACAAATTACCATTCGATCATTTGCTATGGTCTAAGGTAGCGTTATATGCAAAAGATAAATATAGGATTGCCAAGGTTAAGACCATCCTATATAAAGATGATCAAGATGTCGAAGCTCTCCAAACTTATAAGATATTGTCTAGACGGTCTTTTGGTAGGCAAGCTAGCTTGGAGAGTCCAAACCTAAATCACTTTGGAAGTGATGAATTTAGCTTAGAAAGTTTTTTAAAAACCTATGAATGATCAATTATTACGTTTTGACAAGAGACAGAAGTATCTCGTTTTAGATACAGAGACAGAGGGATTGAACTTATTAAAATCTAAGCCTTTCCAAGTCTCTTGGGTCATAGCTCAAGGCGGTAGAATTCTTGAGAAGAATGATCGGTATTTATTTTGGCCCGATTTAAATATGTCTGAGGGGGCAGCTAATATCAATCATTTTGATGAGAGGCATTATAAAAAGAATGCTGAAGACCCGAAAGATGTGTGGGATGATTTTTCTAAAGAGTTATATAATCCAGAATATATCATCTTAGGACAGAACCTTCTAGGGTTTGACGTTTACATGATAAACATCTGGAGAAAGCTTTTGGGGTTAGGGTCTGACCATTCGTATATTGACCGCATTATCGATACTTTGAGTCTGGCCAGAGCTATAGAAAAGAATGACGAACCAGATATGGATAACTTTATTTACTGGCAGTATAAGTGGGTCAACTTTTTCCAAAGAGGGTTGAAGACCAGTCAGTTAGCTTTATTGAAGAAATATAATATTGACCATGATAAATCTAGACTCCACAATGCTCTCTACGACATCGAGATGAATTTTAAAATCTTTCAGAAGCAAATTTTCGACATTGAATTATGAGATACAAGAACCCATTCCCGGCTGGAGTAAAGCTGCCAGAAATTAGTATATCTGAGGAAATCCTAAAGAGCTTGGATCTAAATTTAGATAGCTCTAATAAAGAGGTGTTATTTGAGCTGTGCCGAAAAGGTTTAAGAGATAAAGAGATAACCAAACTTGATAACAGAAAAGATTATTATGACAGAACAAAAATGGAGCTTGATATTTTCGATGAGCTTGGATTCATTGACTACATTCTTCTTAACTGGGATATCTTGTATTTTTGTAAAACAGAAAAAATCCCAACTGGCGCGGGTCGAGGATCTGCAGCTGGTTCTTTAGTTTTATACCTTTTAGGTGTAACAAATATTGACCCTATTGAATATGACTTATTTTTTGAGAGATTTGTGTCGAGGAGCAGAGCAAGAAAAATCGAGCATGATGGAGACACTTTTTTGGACGGGTCTCTTCTTGCTGATGTCGATAATGATATCTCTTATAATCGTCGGGCTGAAGTTGTTCGATATATTGAAGACAAATACAAAGGGAAGACTTCGAAGATTCTTACTCTAAATACCCTGAGTGGTAAGCTGTGTATCAAAGAATGCGGCAAGATTGTTGGGGGTCTATCTGAATCTGATGTCAATCAAATCAGCGATAGTATTCCTAAGCAGTTTGGTAAAGTTGCAAAGCTGGCTGTCGCTTATGAAGAGAGCGAGGCTTTCAAAAAGTATGCGGATGATAATCAAAAATCTTTTAAAATAGCTCGAAAGCTTGAAGGTCTGATTAAAAATACTGGTGTCCATCCATCAGGGATTTCAATTTGTTATTATGACCAGTCAGATATAATGCCTCTTCAAAGAACCAATGACGGGTCTTTGATCTCAGGTTATGACATGGATGATGTAGCTAGTCTGAGTGTCAAGTTTGATATCCTTGGTCTAAGGACTCTGTCTGTGGTCAATGATGTTTGTGAAGGTTTAGGCATTAATGTTAATAGTATAAACCCTCATGACCCTTCGATTTATGCAGCTCTTTCCTGCCTTGAGTCTCCGCAAGGTCTATTCCAGATCGAGGCTGATACAAACTTCAAGGTATGTCAGCAAGTGGCCCCTCAAAATCTAGAGCAGCTTTCTGCGGTTGTCGCTATCGCAAGACCCGGAGCTTTAGATTTTAAAGATGACTATGCAACCTATGTTAGGACGGGAGAGTTTCAATCTCAGTCTGAATTCTTTGATGATGTTCTTAGTTACACAGGCGGGATACCTTTGTATCAAGAGCAGTTGATGAAGATGGCTGTCAAAGTTGGGTTCACTCTTGATGAGGCGGAACAGCTAAGGAGAATTGTGGGTAAGAAGAAGGTCGATAAAATGCCTGAGTGGAAAGAGAAAATTTCTAATAAAGTTATTGAATCAAACTTAGACCCTTCAATCGCTGATATTCTTTGGAAAGTCGCAGAAGATTCAGCTAATTACTCATTCAATAAGTCTCACTCTATTAGTTATGCTTATCTAGCTGCGATCACTGTATATTTAAAATTCAAATACCCTCAAGAGTTCTTCTTGAGTTTGCTGAAGTTTGCTAAATTTGAGCCTAACAGTCATGATGAAATATCTAAAGTTTCTCAAGAATTACCTAATTTTGACATAAAACTCTTACCTCCTGACTTGAATAAGTCTGACATAGATTTCAAGATTGAGGGTAAAGATATCAGATATGGTTTAAATTCGATCAAAGGGGTTTCTGAGAAGGTTTTAATCCATTTGTTGGAGTTTAGAGAGGGAGCTTTCTCAAACAAGTATGACGTGTTTAGGGCTGCTAAACAGGCTGGTTTAAATATTGGTGTTCTATCAAGTCTTATCCAAGCTGGATTACTAGATTCTTTCGTTACTAAAAATAGGTCTGATTTGGCTTTAGAAGCTCAGACTTTTAATTCTCTTACAGATAGAGAAAAAAGAAATTTTCTAGCTCTAGGGGAAGAGCATAACTATAATATCTGCGAATCTATGGAGAAAGCTATCTCTGAAGGTTTAATTGCTGATGATAATAAGAAGATATTCGCAGAGCGAAGGATTAAAACTTTGGAGAAGAAACGCGCTCCATATATTGAGATTTGCGAGAAGAATAAAGGCTCAATAAAATACGCTAATTGGTATTTTGAGACGAAGCTCCTTGGTTATAGCTATTCCTACAGTATTAGAGATATCTTCAAATATCCAGAAGACTATCAATGTTCTCAGACAGTAAAGGATACAGAGCAAAGGGGGACTGTGCAATTCGTAGGGGTATTAGCTGATGTGATGAAGAGGACAAGTAGAAATGGTAATAAATACGCGAGGTTCGAACTCCATGACGAAAAGGGTATTGTCAATGCTCTATTGATGGATGGAGCTAGAGAATCTCGCTTGACAGACTACTTAAATGCTGGTAATAAACTGCCCAAGAAAGAGGATGTTGTAATAATAAATGGCGTTAAAGGTGATGGCATAGTATTCGTCGATAGCGTAAAATCTTTAAAAGATAAAATTTATATGAAGCTTTCTCAGCTAAAATAAGTGTAAATAATTATGATGTCTTTAACGGATTACAATTTAACGCCCAAAGCAAAAAAGGCGATTAAAGATGCTCAGCTCTTCGCCAAAGAGAACAAGCATGAACTTATACGGAACGCTCATTTATTCTATAGTTGTATAGAGAACCTTTCCGATAGGGTGCAGCTACTTTTTGAGAGTAGAGGTATCGACTGCTCTCCAAATCAACTTCGACAAGACTTTATCAGCTTCTCTTTAGAGAACCCGAAGTATTTCAAAAAAAATAAAAATAGTAGTAGTTGGCATGAGGAGTTGAATCAGATCATATCTGACGCGAAAGACTTTGCAGACACTCACGAAGAATATTTTGTAGGGGTTGAACATATACTTCATTGCCTCTTGTCTGTCGGGGATGGTTCATCTTTCTTATCGCATTTGAAAAAACTCGGCCAAGATATAGCTCATATGGAAGAGGTTATCTACGATTTGGTAGATGACCCCGCTTTACCGATACCTGATACTAGGGGTAAAGATGGCAAACAGGAAGACTGGTCATTTCTGGAAGATTTAGACCAGCCAGTAAAATACCTGACTGAGTATTGCACGGATTTGAATTTAGAAGCTTGTCAGGTGGATCAGAATCCAATTACCTCTAGGGATAATGAAATAGAAGATCTTATCGAGATACTTTCTAGAAAAGATAAGAGTAATGCGGTCTTAGTTGGCGAAGCGGGCGTAGGGAAAACTGCTGTTGTAGAAGGTTTAGCCCAAAAAATTATTAATGGTGATGTCCCAACTCATATCGCTGTATCTAGCATATATTCTGTCGATATAGCTTCTATGATCGCTGGCACTCAGTATAGAGGGCAGTTTGAAGAGAGGTTTAAAGGTCTCTTGAAGGAGGTTGAAGGGCGTAATGATATCATTTTATTCTTTGATGAGATCCACACAATGATTGGTGCGGGAAGCTCTAATGACAGTTCTCTAGACGCAGCTAATATGCTCAAACCTGCTTTAGCTAGAGGGACAATAAAATGTATTGGTGCTACAACATCGAAGGAGTATAAAAAATCTTTTGATAAAGACCCTTCTATAAAACGCAGGTTTGATAAGGTGGAAATTAGTGAGCCTACCAAAGCTCAGACAGAAGCAATGATTAAAGGGGCTTTACCTCATTACGAAAAATATCACAAAGTTAAATACACCAATAAAAACATTCAGGATATTTTGGATTTAAGTGAGATTTATTTGTCCCATAAAAAATTCCCAGACAAAGCTTTTGATATTGTTGACCATGTAGGTTCTAGAGCAAAAATCAAAAATGATTACTGCCCAGAAGAACTTAAAGAAATAAGAGATAAATTTGCTTTGGCGGAGGGCGATACTTTCGACGAAAGAGAAATGGAATCTTTCGTTCAAGACTACGTCAAGGAGCTTGTTAGTTTTGTAGACTCAGAAGATAATGTGGCTAGAGTAACTAGAGACGATATATTAGACGTTTTAGAGAAGAAGACTGGTATTCCCAAAAAGACTATAGGTGAGAGTAGTAAATCCTTCAAAGTCTTTAAAAGTAAGATGAAGAAGGAGATTTTCGGCCAAGAAGAATGTATAGACAAAGTTTACAATACTTTAACTTGTGTAAAAGCAGGTTTAAATGACCCGGAAAAACCACTCACTAACTTTTTGTTTGTTGGTCCTACTAGCGTGGGAAAGACTTTTACTGCGAAAAACATCGCAAAACATTTTTTTGGTAATTCAAACGCTTTTCTGCAGTTGAATATGAGTGAGTATCAAGATAAAACTGGTATGTCTAAGCTCCTTGGCGCAAACGCAGGTTACGTTGGTTATGAAGAAGGTGGTATCCTAACTGATTTTGTAAGGGATAATCCTAACTCGGTTATACTATTTGACGAGATTGAGAAAAGTGAGCCTAAAATATTGGATCTTTTACTACATCTTTTAGATGAGGGTTATGTCTCAGATAATTTGAACCGTAGGGTGAACTTTAACAAATGTATTATAGTTCTGACTACTAACATAGGTCATGCTTCTGCGAGCAAGAGATCTGTCGGTTTCGTCGATGACAACCACGAGAAAGAAGCTTATAATAATAGTTTAAAGAAGCAGCTTCGCCCAGAGTTGTTAGCTCGTGTTGAAAATACAGTTATTTTTAATGGATTGAATGACAGTATTATGGCCAACATAGTTGGTTCTGAGATTTCCAAACTCAAGCTAAGGTTAAAGACGAAAAATGTTAGTCTTTCAATTAACAAACGAGTTAAGGATTTGGTAGTGGCAGAAATAAAACTAAAGAAGTTGAATGCTAGGGACATAAAATCTTTAGTCGTCCGTATGATTCAATTCCCACTAGCTGATTTTATGATCAATAATGAAGGTCATGAAAAAATATCTTTAAAAGTTGTTGACAAAAAAGTTATTATATCTTAATATATTCATATGAATCAAAGTTTACTTAAAGCTATTAGGAATAGTAAAGGTCGTTTCTTCGGTCTTTATACTAAACAGGGAGAAGTTCTTAATGCTCAGCTTCAATCAGAAACAGATCAAACAATTGTGATCTATGATCGCAATTTCAATCGCACTCGCCGCTTGGCTAAAACAAGTGTCAGTGGAGTCCGTATTGCGTCTAAGACTTTTGGTAAAGTAAGCTAGTCAAGCTTATAAGATTTGTTGTTTACTGCATTGCATACTTAAAACCCACCCTTTAAAAGGGGTGGGTTTTATTTATAATAATATAATGAAAATCAGTTCCATCTTCAAGGATAGATTATATAGCTTACCCGCTAGTCAGGGGATCAATTCTGTCGAGACCCGAATCATAGAGAAGGTCTTGTCTCAGTGTTCGGAAGATATCGATATTGATAAGATCTCTTTAGTTTATATAGAAGAGGATTATGATTTCTACAAACTGGAAAGTGGAGATAGGATCTTTGATTTAAAATTCTCCTTGGATTACGACAGCGTTAAGTTTAAAAGGGAGATTAAAAATGTAAAAAATTCCAAATCAATATTATCAACGAGGTATATTGATAGTGGTGAGGTAAAAATAGGTGACAAACTCTTATTTTTATTGACTGAGTCAAGCTATTCTGAACCTCTTTTTGATTACGGGAGGTCGCAATTAACACGAGAATTCCTTAATTTTTGCGATTGTTATGTGGATTTTTCTAAGTTTACTAATTATAGAATAACTTATAAGACTCTAATTAAAGATTTTCTATTAGAATCGGATATGTCTTCTTGTTTTGATGCGGATCAAATATCTTTCATTGAACATAATTCAGATTTCGGCAAATCAAAAATGATCATAGACTGCCTAAAGTCTGAAATCAAAGATCAGCTCCAAAACCTCCCTAAAGTTTATACAGGCAATATATTAGGGGACATATCTAAAAACTCTATTTTTGTCACTGGCGACCAATTCCTTTTTAAGGATTTGAGGTATGCCTGTAAAGGGCATGTATATTCTGACATAGCTAATATGGTTTTATTCCTTGGTCTTAATCAAGATGTCGAGAGGTCGTTGATAAAGGATGTGTCAGCAAGGATGTCTATAGAAGAGGATATAAGTCTTTATAATGATTTTTACCAGATAGAGTTGAGAAAAAAGGCTATCCAATATTTGCTGCAGTATTTAAAAGAGGTCTATTTGTATGAGTCTTCTAGGGTTGAGACCATAATGAATATTATAGATTCTTTTTCTCAGAGCTACAATAGACTATGCAAGATCCCTATCTTTAGAGATAATAGGGAGTTTATTACAAAAAATATAACAGAGCCTATCTTAGATAATAACTCTAGCAGCTAGCTTCCTCATCTCTGAGTTGCTTTATAAGAGCTAAGAGCTTTACCACATCTTCTCTGTCTCTTTCGGACTTGACCATAAAGTCTACCCTATTTTTAAAAGTATCTTTACTTATGCCAAATTTCTCTCTAATACTCTTGGCTACTTCAGGGTCAACATCAAAATTATCCATGCTTATATATACACTTATTAATTTGAATTAAGCTCAGAAATTCATACAATCGTGTATGATTGTTCAGATTTATAAACCTAACCCTAGAAACACAGGATGCGCTTTCAGTTTCGATATCGGGGCCACAGGGCGCTCAGGAGAGCCTTGCGTTTATGTTAGGGCTGTAAGACAATTTTCTTGGGACAACCAGAAGAAAACAGGGTCTTTTTCTCAAAACGCGAAAAACCCAGAGAATTCAATTTCTATTAAGTTGAATGAGGTGGAAATCGGCGGTTTTATCAATGCCGTAGAAAACTACAAAGATTTTTCAGCTTACCACTCTTACGAGGATAATAAAACTCAGATCTCTTTCAAACCTTGGCTAAGAGAAGGGAGAGAAAATGCTTTTTCTTTTGGTATAGTAAGGAATTCCACTAACAAATTTGGCATTGGAGTCGAGATGTCAGAGTCTTATTGTTTACTGGAGTTTTTAAAATTTGCTCTTCAAGAGCTTTATGCTTTTAGGTTTACTAAGAACCAAGAACTTAAGTCTCGTCAGTGAAGAAGGTATTAATTCATTCTAATTTTTGTAAAGCTTTCACGGGTTTTGGTAAAAATAAAAAGAATATCATGCGTTACCTACATGATACGGGTAAGTATGAGTTATTTGAATTGGCTAATGGCCGTCATTGGTCTGACCCGGCTCTGCAAATCCTACCTTGGGAGGCTGCAGGTTCGCTTCCTTCCGCCGCTCAGTTAGCAGGTTTAAATGCTGACGAGAAAAGGATGGAGGGGTACGGTTTCAGCCATGTGGATAAGGCTGTAAGAGAGTTTAAGCCCGATGTCTACATTGGTATGGAAGACATTTGGGGTTTTAAAGGGTATCACATGAAACCTTGGTGGAATAAGATTAATTGTATGTTGTGGACTACGTTAGATAGTCTGCCTATTCTTGATCAAGCTATTCAGTACGCCCCCAAAACTAAGCATTACTATGTTTGGGCTAGCTTCGCAGAGAAAGCTATGAAAAAACTAGGCTATAATCATGTCAAAACCCTAAGAGGTTCTCTAGATTGTTCTAATTTCCGGAAGCTTAAAGAAGAGGAGAGGAAGAGTTTGCGGTCTGATAGTGGGTTATCTGATGAATTCATTATAGGTTTTGTTTTCAGAAATCAGTTAAGGAAGTCTGTCCCTAATATTTTGGAAGGGTTTAAACTTTTCAAGAGTGAGAACCCCGACTTAAATACAAAATTACTTTTACATACTCATTGGAAAGAGGGTTGGGATATACCTAAATTAATGGCAGAAAAAGGTATTAATAATTCTGATATATTGACTACTTATGTCTGTTCTAAATGTGATCATCATCATGTCTCGTCTTATAAAGGTCAGGAACAAAAATGCGCTAACTGTGGATCAGAGAAGTCTGTCAATACAGCGAATACGAAGAAGGGTGTGACAGAGACTCAGCTTAATGAGGTTTACAATCTCATGGATGTTTATTGCCACCCGTTCACGAGCGGGGGTCAAGAGATTCCTATCCAAGAAGCTAAACTTACAGAGCTGATTACATTAGTGACAGATTACTCCTGTGGGGAGGATAACTGCACTGAAGAGTCTGGGGGAATACCTTTAGCTTGGAATGAATATAGAGAGCCGGGGACACAATTTATTAAAGCTTCTACATGCCCTCAATCTATTTGCCAACAGATTGATCGCGTCTACAAGATGTCTTCGGATGAAAAATCTAATTTAGGCAAGGTGGCTAGGCAGTGGGCTATAGATAACTTTTCGATAGAGGTTATTGGTAAACAACTTGAGAATATTATAGATGATATGCCTGAAGTGGATTATGATTTCACTTCTAAAGCTAGAGACTACAACCCAGATTACATGCCGGAAAACGATCAAGAACATTGTGACTTAGTTATTGATTGTTACAAAAACATTCTCGATGAAGATGTAGATAGGAACTCTACAGGAGTTAAACACTGGGTTAAAAGTATGTTAGCTGGCCAGAGCGCAGGAGCTGTTGTCCAACACTTTAAAAATGTAGCTACTCAACAAATACAAAAATCTAATATCTCTTCGTTATCGGATCTTCTGGGAGACGAGGATAGGGATCGGAGAATAGCTGTGGTAATCCCTCAATCTGAAGTGGATATATTATTGGTTAATTCATTGATGAAGAAATTTAAAAGCCTCTATAAAGGACATAATATTTATGTATTTACAAAACCTGAATATTTCGAACTTATAGAAGATAATAAATACGTTCATAAGTTAATGAAGTACACCCCAGAAATAGAAAACTGCTTAGCTTTGGAAGGTGTTGGTAAATCAGATGGGTTATTTAATGCGGCTTTCTATCCTCATGCTACAACTCAAAAATCAGTATGCTATTCTCACAATGGCATTTCTAAAAATCAATTTTCTCTTACATAATGTCTCATTTGATTCAGGAATACGCTAAAAATTTGGGGGTTAAAATTTCTAAACCTGAAATCCAGAGACATTACTTTCCATGTCTAGATGAGAAGTATATTGTTTTTTATGATGGAGAGAAGTCATCTTCTAAAATTTACAAGCATTACTCTACAGTTTTTCAACTTGTGAAGCCAGCTTTGCTAAAAAGCGGTATAAAAATTTATCAAATAGGAGGAGATAAACCTATTGTAGGGGTGGATAGGCATTTAGACTGTAAGTTCAAGAATCAAGCATATATAATCTCTAAAAGTCTTATGTACATTGGCCCAGACAGCCATTTAGCTCAGTATGCAAGCGCTCAAGGCGTCAAGACTTTAACTTTACATGGGAATAACTACGCTAATAATACAAAGCCGTTTTGGGGTAGCGCAAAAAACAAAGTTTGTTTGGAGCCGGATTGGAATAGTAGACCATGCTTCTCTGATAAAGATCCTGATAGACAGATAGATTCTATCTTGCCAGAATCGGTCTGCAAAAAATTACTAGATTTGTGTGGGGTGGGATCTAAGTGTTTTGATTTTAAAACAATTAATATTGGAGACTCTTTTTATCAGAAAATTGTTGAAGTGGTCCCTACGTCTATAGTTAAAGGTCTTCCTAAACAAATATTCTTGCGGGTGGACTATGGGGTGGAGGAAGATCCTTTACTGTATTTCTGCCGAAATCATGAAATCGTCATGATTACAGATCAACTTCCTCAATTAAAGATGTTGGTGACGTGCCAAGGAAATATAAAAAAAATCATTTATACAATCCAAGACAAGGAAGATACTATCCCTCAGGTGTATATAGACACTTTAAAGAAGTGGGGCATTGATTTCATCCTCTTGGTGGAAGGAGATTCAGATCTCCCTAGCATTAGGAATAAATATTTTGATACTCAAGTCCACGTCAAAAACGAGTTAAACGGCAAGATTAATTGCGGCCCTAACACAAAGTTCTTAACTAACAAGAATATTGTAGAGGGAGAAAAAATCTACAAAAGCTACGCTCATTTCAAAAAAGGTCTTGACTCTAACGACAAAGTGATCGATACTCCTGAGTATTGGGAGGAGTTGAAACACTTTTACATTTATGATCAAGAAAAAAGTAGCAAAGAAAGCAGTGAAGAAAGTGGTGAAGAAGGAGGCTAAAGAAAAAGTTTTTGGCCCTGACATTTACCAGAGAGATAATCATGGATTGTTAAAGAATGTAGACTACATTTTTAATGAAGACGGCTCTATAAACTGGAGAGCTATGATTAAGCCTGACTTTCTCTACCCTAATAGAGATTGGTTCACCTTGAGAAATAAACCCTTCCCAGATTCTACGGAAGGGCTAAAAGATAACCAGTTGTTGATTATGCTGGGTGGGATCAAAGAATTAGCTAAGTTGCGGGGTTTTGAGAGTGTATCTTTTAAGACAGAGAATATAGCTCATGGTCATGTAAAAGCTACCTGTAGGGTAGTATGGATGGGCAACTATGAAAGTGTTGGTGTTAATACTATTTATGAAGATGTAGCCAACGCCACATTAGACAATACAGATTCGTTTGCTTCAAAATTCCTTGAAACGATTGCTTGCAATAGAGCTTTTGTTCGCTGTGTAAGGAACTTCTTAAATGTCCATATCGTCGGCGCTGATGAGATAGATAAATCTAAAGGGGCTGATAACAGTGTCACTGTAGAGTCTGTAGAGGCAGCAGCTACAACTCCTATTGCTCTACTCCAGAAGCATTTAAGAGCAAAAAAGGGTATAGATACATTCGAAGAGTTTTTGAACCTTCTCAGAGACTTTTGGAGAGACCAAGTTATATCTGACGATGACGCAGAATTAGTAAAAACTTGGAAGTGCTGGTCTGACATCCCAGTGAAAGAAGTCAGGAAGTTCGTCGCTATCTTGCATAAATGATTAAGAGAATCATCCATGCTAAAGAATTCTGTAAAGCGGCGGACGATATTTCAGCTTGTTTAGATTTAAGCAACCCTGATAACACTTACCATTATCTTTTGCCTAATGGCGTAGATTCTCTAAAGAAAGCTTTTGGTCATGACAAGATGTTGGCGTTCAATGTGTTTGTATGGGCCAATCTAAATGATTCAGGCGATTATGACGCTGCTATTCTATTTGTTAAAGATAAAGGACCAAGGCATGGTATGGAAATCTTTTCGGAATATATCTGGCTATCAGATAACCCAAGGGTAGGGTACAAGTTATTCGCGACAGCGATAAAGTTCGCAAGAGACAATAAATTCGAATATATACAAATGGGATGCTCTGAGAAGTCTCCAAGTAGAGATAAAGTGAAAAAGCTTTATAATAAACTTGGATTCATAAAGGATTCAGAAAGTTATATAGCAAAATTATGAGTGGTAAAAAATCAAAAGAAATTAGAAAACTATTTTTATTAAATGAGCAAGCAATCAGCAAACGAAATTACAGACGATTCAAGAATGAGTATGCAAGACTCCCATCAAACGCAAGACGTGACTTCATCGAAGCAGCAAGAGAACTCTTCGGACAAGCGTAAACACACTAAAGTGGGCGCTCACTGGATTAAGAAGGCTAAAGATGGTAGACAGTTTATGTCTGGTTATATTGAGGTTAATGGCGTAAGGGTCAAGATAGTCACATTTAAAAATGATTATCATGAACCCGGAAGGCCAGAATTTCTGAGTTACACTATGGAGGGCTAACTCCTTCCTTCTCTAAGCTCTTTATTTTCCTCCCTAAGGAATTTAATTTCTATTTTGAGTTCAGCTACTTGAACTGTAAGTTCTCTTATTTGTTCTCTCATTGCCTTCTTCTCATCAGAGGACTCTATAAGTAAGCCTTCTAGCTTACCGACTCTATCAATTAGGTTATCACGCAGGATTGCTTCTGTTTGATAATCTAATTTTTTTATCTGCTCTTCTGACTTTAATCTTTTACCTAAATACCCCCATAAAGCTCCTCCAAATATAGCGGAGGTTAATGAGGATATGACTGTCCAATGATCCATAACGGTAGTTACACTTTTAATTCGTTTTTTTATATAAAAATATAATTATTTTAGCGCTTTTTATTTCTGATGTGTAATTATATGCGATGGGGGAACATCGCAAAGACTTTGCGGAGGCGGAAGCTTTTGCAAAAAAATACTGTAATCCAGATGATAGCGAAATCATCTCCGATTTAGATCGCCATGCAAGAGAAACAGCGTGGGCGTTGCTGCAAAGAATCAAGCGTTTAGAAGCTGAGTCTTGTGTTTGTGAGGAGTGTGGGCAAGAAACTGAAGAGGAGTTTGTTGAAGAGGAGGTTATAGAAGAAGAAGAAAGAGCTAAAACAACTGAAACTAAAGCGGTCAAGGCTGAAACCTCTGAGACTTCCACTATAGACAAGCTCAGTGAGATAGCTGAAAAAAATAAAGATATTTTAGATAAAGCTGCAAAAGGTACGGCTGCTGCAGCTGCTGCTGGAGCAACAACTCAAACCGCTAGTGCTGCCACCGGGTTAAGTGCTTTTGTTCAAGAAACAGTCCAAAAAGTGGGGACGATTGGAATGGCTGGTACTATGTCCATAGGTAGTGGAGCTTACTTCCAAGCTAAAACAACGAAAGAAAAAGGTACTGAGATAGCTGTTGTGGCAGAGCAGGAACATCAGATATTTTCTAATTTAAATGATTTTACTGAAACGACAATTGGGTTTCAACCTTTTGGTGGTGTTACTGAAGCGATTGTAGAATATGCCGAAAAAGGTTATGGAGATGTTGTCGGCACATCTGAAGAAGGTTACGAAGGAGGCGAAGAGGGTGAAGGTGAAGGATCTGGTGGCGAAGAGGGGGAGGGTGAAGCTTCAAATGAAGAAGCCTCTAACGAGGGGGAAGAAAATGAAGGCGGACCTACAGAAGAAAACAATGAGGAAGGAGAAGGGGAAGCTGTTAAAGAAGAAGAGTCTGTAGAAACCGAAGAGGAGACAGAAGAAGAAAACGAAGGCGAAGAGACTCAAGAATCCGAAGAGGAGTCAGAAGAGGAATCCGAAGAGGAATCCGAAGATGAGTCTGGAGAGGAAGAAGAAAAAGAAGACGAAGGAGAAGGGGAGAAAGAAGAAGAGGAGCCTGAGGAAGAAGCTGAAGAAGAAGAATCCGAAGAGGGTGAAAAGAAAAAAACAGATCTTGAGGATTCAGAAGAAACGATAGAACTAGAAGAAGATGATCAGGTCACTCAAGTCCCTGATGTTATAACCAGATAATACTATGGGAGATATATTTGATAAAATCCTAGCCCCTTACATGGGGTCCATGCCTGAGTTCATTATTTCGATATTAGGTTTGTTAGGGACTCTTTCTTATATTGTCCCTGAAGATAGTAAGTTGGGCAGATTGTTGGGCAAGTTGACGGGAAACTTAACTAAACTTAAGAACTTTGTACTCAAAAAGAAAAAATGAAGCGCACACTCATAACTTTACTCTCAATTATTTCTGTAGCTAAATCTGCTGTTATTACTTCTGTAGAAGGAAATATATTCCTGATAAACCCTACAGAAAACCCTAATATTAACCCTTTAGTCAATATTCAAAGACCGATTGAAATCAGCAATGAGGAAATTGTAGATATAGCCGAAAGTAAAGATAAAAAATTAGACA